ATCGATGCTCAGAACTACGTGAAACTTGATGTTTTGGGGTTGGATACGGTGGAATTAATCAGTCAAACTGTAGACTTTGCAGGATTGGATTGGGATGACATTCTTCCGGAAAACATGGACTCTGAAGACGAAAAGGTTTGGCAGAGTGTCATGGAGAGCAACGTAGGTATCTTCCAGTGGGAAGGTGACTTTGCTCACCAAGTTTACAAGGACTTGTTTAGTGAGCAGACGATCAATAGAATCAAAGAGGTTCATACGGACTTCTCTTATATCGATTTATTCTCTTTAGGGAATGCAATCATCCGTCCTGCAGGAGCTTCTTATCGTGACTCGGTGAGTCAAGGAGAGTTCTATGACAATGGACACGAGGCTCTCAACAGGTTCTTGGCGCCTTCAATGGGACGATTAGCTTACCAAGAGCAAATCATCGAATTCTTGGTTGAGTTCTGTGGTTACTCTGGCGGTGAAGCCGATCTTGTTCGTCGGGGGATCGGCAAGAAAGACAAGAAACTCTTAGACAGCTTGATTCCTGAAATCAAGAATCGATTCATCGACACGATGATTCATAAATACTCAACTCGAAATGTATTAGCGGAAGAGATTTCTGAACCATTTATCCAAGTTATTCTTGATGCAAGTAACTATGGATTCAGTATCAATCACTCGGATGCTTATTCTTGGCTTGGATATGCAAGCGCATGGTTGCGGTACTACTATCCATTGGAGTTTATCACAGCCAACTTGAACGTCAATATCGGGAAGGCGGACAAGACTACTAAATTAGTAGAATACATGAAGTCCAAAGGTATCTCTTTGAATGGAATCAAGTTCCGATATTCTCGTGCAGGGTACATGTTTGATAAAGAGACTAACTCAATTTATCAAGGCATTCAGCCAATCAAGTTCTTGAACGAGGCAGTAGCAGAGGGATTGTATAGCTTGCGAGACAATAAATACAAGCGTTTCGTTGATCTTTTGGTTGATATCAAGGATCGTAGTAAGTTCTCTATCTCTTTCGAAGACACTGATGGTCAAACAATAGACATTCAGCAACTGTTTTATGATGAAAATTATAAAGCAAAAGTATTGCAAAAGTTAGAGAAAGAAGCTAGAATTGTTGTTAAGAGCGAAGATCCTGTTCCGGTCAACTCTAAGCAGATGAAAATCTTGATCATACTCGGATTCTTCAGTGAGTTCGGTGGGAGCAAGAAGCTTCTTGAAATCTATGAGCAGTTCGAAAAGAGATATAAGAAAACTGTCAAGATCAAAACGAAGCGAGAACGCTATGAGGAGCTTGCTGAGTTCGAAGATAGTCTCATAGATGAGAGTCTCTCACTTGTCGAAACCTGTGAAGCAGAGCTTGAATATCTCGGTCACATTGAAACAATTGATCCTAAGATGCAACCAAACTTCTTAATGATTACAGATGTTATCAAGAACAAGACGAATATACGTGGTAAAGGATATCAATTCTCTACTGGTGAGGTTCGTGAGTTCAAACTGGCGCCACGGATGTATGGAGATGCTCCATTCGAAGTGAAAGATGTTATTCAAATCATTGATGCAGAAGCCAAGCCAAAGGTTAAGAAGATTAATGGATCTTGGCAAAAGTCTCCAACAGAGAAAGAGCTATGGCTCAGACAGATTGTCCTTGTTCGAAAAGGTGTATTGCAAAGTAAATAATAGAAAAGGGGATTAACATGACGAAATTAAATGTTGAATTTAAAGACAAAAAGGTTTTAAGCGAAGATTCAATTACAGGAGGAGCATTCTTCCTTGAACAAAGAACTCAAGATCTTTATGTAGTAGCAGAGATTGTGAATGAAGAAAACAATGATCATCTAGATCCGTTTATTCGATCACTTCAGCCTAGACAAGAGGCTTTCCGGTACAACTTGGTAAACGTCTCAAGTGGAAAAATGTTCTGTTTGCAGAATCGGTCTAAGTATCAGCTATTCAACAAGATGCTTCGACATGCCTTTACTCCAATTAATTCAATGAAAATTAGCATCAACCAATAAAACAAAAGTATTGCAATATAAAGGAGGATTAGAATGACACGGGAAGACGTAGCATTGATCGTAGGAGAAGAGGCATTGTTTCCAGTTGGTCTGGATCAAGCATTGATTGGAGTCGCACATCGTGGAGCGCTTAGCGTTCCACTGTATGACATGGAGAAATGTATTCAAGTCCTTGTTGAGAATGATGGAATGGATGATCAGGAAGCACGAGAGTACTTTGATTACAATATCTTAAACGCATGGCACGGAGAGTTAACTCCTATGTATGCGCAACTGGAGGAATCGTAATGAACAAGCGACAGCGTAAAAAAGCTCTGAAGAAGCAGGGCGCAATCGTAGAGGATCGTTCTAACCTAGCAATCGTAATTGAAAACAAATTTGATGGAGAAGACACTGTGTATCACTACCTTCCTATCGGAACAAAAGTACGAGTAAAAAAAGGCTCGAAGTGCTATCCGTATGACGACGGTGCATATGGAACGTATTACCAAACGGTATTAGAAGATCATTTAAAGTTTATTTAAGAGAGGGAGTTTCATCATGGGCAAAAAACACAGAGCAACTAAAGAAGAGTATCCGGTAGCAAAGGTACTGACGGATCGCAATGACGAGGATTTCCGCTATCATTATTTTCCGGTAGGAGACAAAGTCTTAGTAGTCGGCAATAGCGACTTCTCTCCAGTAGGTACTCAAATGATGAAGTGTATTCCTCTCGATGAGGAACATCGATCTAGCGGAGTTTTCCAAAACATCAATAAAGACCATTTAGAATACATTTAAAATCAGAGAGGGTTTTCAACATGAGTAAAAAGGTATATTTAGCAGGAGATATGTTGCCAAAAGCATCGCAGTTATTACGTGCGCAGGAACGAGAACAGATTAAGGAAATCGGTCTTGCCTTTTACAATCCTATGGATAACAAGGATATCAATGACAAGTCAAAAGTCAGCAATGAAGGACTTGCAGAGCGGATCGTCAAAGCTGACACGGATGCAATCGAATCAAGTGACGTCATTGTCATTGAGCCACAACCGTTCGCTCTTGGCACCTTAGTTGAATTGGGTCAAGTAAAAGGTCGTAAGGACTTGGCAAAGCAGATTATTGAGATTGTATCTGATGAGGATTCAAACTCAGAAGCATTAAATAAGATTCTAGAACTCGTTGAAAAGGTTGAGGCTCAAAAGGTCTATCCTCACTACGAAGACATTCGTCGATTTGAAGGTGCAGGTAAGGATGAAGAAGGCGATCGACGCTCTCTTGGTATCAACCAGTACGTTTATGGAACTTGCCTTGACTTAACTGGTGGCAAAGGCTTCTATGAATGGGATGAAGTACTCGACGAATTGAAAAAAGTTAAAAATGATCCACTTTACTAAAACAAAACTATTGCAAATTAAAATGGAGGGTTTAAAATGACAACATTCAAAAAAGAAGACGAAGTAATCTTGGTAGCATCTCGGGAAGCGCTATTCGAAAATGAGTCTCTCACTTTCCAAGGATTAAACAATGACTCTGAATCAGTTGATAAGATCATGGAAAACGTTGATCGGTTCTTCCGGACAATGCGTCGTGGGTCTCGTGAAGAGGGTCTAGTTGACGGAGTTGAAAATGCTGAATTAGCAATGAACTTCAAACAGCCGATCCCGTATATTGTAATTCGTAAACAGTTCCAAGGAGAGCAATTCTTCTATGTTACTCAACGACTGTCTGGTGGCGGAGAAGCACGTTTGCATGGCAAGCTTGCCATGGGTGCAGGCGGACACATGAATCCTCTTGAAAAGAACATCTATCCTTTTAAGAAGGTTCTTGAAGTCAATACGATGCGTGAACTTGAAGAGGAACTCGAGATCAATGGCAAAGTATCAATCAAGACGCTAGGTCTAATCAATGATGACTCTGACGAGGTCGGTCAAGTACACTTAGGTATTCTCGGTGTAATTGATCTAGAATTTACGGATTCTGTTTTCGTTAAGGAAACTGAACAGTTGTCTGGATCATGGCTATCATTAGAAGAGCTTAAGTCCAAAGAGGTCTATGAGAAGCTTGAAAACTGGGGTAAGATTGTCGTTGACATGATGTAAGAAGAAAGGAGCCAAGTTGAAAAACAAGGCTCCTTTTTCTCTGTTTTGGCTTGACTTTGCTTTTCTACTGTAATACTATATAAGTAGTTAAGAGAGGGGATGTTTTACTTGAATCAATTTCAAAACTTTGTGAATCCTACTGCAAAAGAGCTGAGAAAGATTATTGCTTCGGGAGGAGAACCACTTATCAATTACGAGATCACTAAAGAAGAGATCTTGAGTCAGAACTTTGAAGGAATTGACAACTTGATGAATACGGCTAATCAGGTCGGTAAAGGGTTGTATGATTCAATTCTTTTAATGTGTGGTGGATACGATGATGTTGCGGACGAACTGTATGAGATTCCAGAGGTGAAAGCCTATGTGAAGGTGATGTTTAAGAAGTATCCTCATATCCTTTACTACATCAGTCGTCGTCTTGATGGAGACCAATGGTTATTGACTAGCCTGTCGGACTCAATGGAGCTTACGAATAGAGAGCGATTGTCTGCGATTGAAATAAGTGAGAAGTATCCTAATTACGATGATGCTCCTGAAACACTTGTTCAACTCACGCTTCCAAAAGAAGAGTTGGTGTCAATGTTGAAAGGAATCATTGCTCACGGTAGAAAGCAGAAGGACACTAGAAGAGCTAAGAAACTGGCAATTCAATATGCTACTGTCTTCTCAAATACGAATGACACACTGAAAGCATTAAAGATTACTGAAGAAGAGCTTCGTGAATTCGGCTTTATCAAGTAAAATAAAGTGAATTCAATTATAAAGGGGAAATGATCTAGATGTTTATTTGGGGGCATTCACAACAAGAAGGTTGGTTTTACACAAATAAGTGGCACTACTATCAACAGAGACGAGGCAATGTCTCCTCATATGTTGAACGCATGATGGGGTTCTACAGAGTACATGTGACATATAGCGGAAGACTTGATATGTGTGACATTGAGATTCGTAAAGAAGACTTGTCAGAGGCGTTCAAGATTGCAGAAGAATATCTAGAGAAGTACCAAGACGTCGAAAGCAAGTCGATCTTACAGCAGGATTACTACAGTCCTCACAATCCATACGGTTGGTGGAGACTTTACCAAGAGTACAAGGATAGCGGAAAGCCTTGGCGTGGATACGATTATATTGACGGGAGACAAGCCGAATGACAACGATTCGATATGACGAAGCTTATAAAATGGTATCAGATGAGCTGAGCAGGGTGATGGGCAGACTCTCAGCTCTCGGTGCCAATGGAGACAACATCTCTTACAATGATGAGAATATGGATGAAGATCTTATCCAATCAGAGCTAAAGAATGCTCTCGAAGAATTAGAGAATGTAAAGTATCGGATTGAATACCTCAACAAGCCTGTCATTGAGCATGGGACGCTGTCTAAGGGCGAAGATGGGAAGTATCAAATCAAAGAGGGCGGAGCCAAGCTTAGCTCAGGATTTACTTGCGAGATACTTTATCGATCAGATGCATATGATGAACCATATTGGTTGATTACTTCGGTTGAGTTTGATCATGTTACGGGAGATTACTATTCGACTGAGCTTGGACGAGGATATCAACTCGAAGGCGCATACATTCGAATTAGATAAGAGAGGGTTTTAGGGATGACGCAGAACACATGGGGTTTAATTATCACTAAGGTTGAAGAGGATTCGTTTAAAGCACTTCTCTCGCTGAACATTGGAGACGAGGATCGGACACGAACGCTTTTCGAAACCATTAAGGAAGATTTTATCGAAAATACGGGTGATCCAGAATGTGTTCTTGATCTTGTCAATGAGCATGATGAATATGTCACTGACTACGCAATCACTCTTCAGGATGCCATTGAGATTGCCAGTATCTTAGGACGACCAATCGGATTAAGACCTGTATAACACTAGCGTTGCTGATTTCGTATTCTTGATCAAACTGTTAATGAAACCACTGTTTTATTAGCCAAAAATGTAAGCTCGGTACGGAGTTCAGCGACCAGAAAATAAAAGGAGTAGTCGATAAACATGAAAGCTTTAACTAGTCTAGAAGAAATCATTGGTAAAACTATCATATTTCAAGAGAAAGTTTATGGCGAGGACAAGAACTACATCCTTCTAATAACTTCTGAAAAAGAGCTGTTCGCCTTCAAACCGAAAAATAGTGGCTTCGAAGATCTTGACATTAAAATGCTCGATTTCTATGAAATAAAGGATTTAATCTTGGAGTATGACAAAACTGCAAGCCGAGTCAGAAAGCTTTATCCGGAAATCTTTGAGAACTTCGAGGACGAAGTTGCTGAGATTCGAAAAGAGAAGAAGCGAAAAGCAGACTACGAATTATATCAAAAACTGAAGAAGCAGTTTGAGGAAGAGGAGGATTGAGATGGAGCTGAAGCAAAAAGGTGTAGCCGTATGCCCATACTGCGGACACGAAGAGAAGGACTATCAGGATTGGGCGGATCTCGAGGCAGAGGAGTCGGAGTTTACTCTGGTATGTTCGAATGAAAAGTGTCTCAAGGAGTTCAATGTAAAAATGGAGTTCATTCCGACATTCACAACAAGTAAAAAATTACCATAACGTATTATTTCCATTGATTCCTGAAATCGTATACACTAAACGCAAGAGAAGCGGTACATCCGTTCGCTTCCAACGATTTCAGGAGGAAATACAATGTTATTTAAAGTGAAGTACAAAACGGAGATCCCTAATCCAAATCCAGAGATTCAAAATGTTTACGGAGTCCGCTTCGAAGAAAAAGAGGGCGTTGAGCTACCGCAAGGCGAAACTCTTTTTCTCTTCTGCGACAAGGGAAATTGGAAGTGGGACTACGCTTATCAATTTGACGTAGTAGAATAACAACAAAGGAAGTGTTTACAGTGCCTCACAGGACAGAATTGTACGTCGTTGTCGGCAAGACATCTCATGGAACATATAAAGAGACGATTACATCTCTGAGTGCAACCGATGAATCTGACAGCTTCTACATTACTCCTAGGCGTTGCATAGCCAAGGAATCAGTTGGCGAACTTCAAGGTGTACACGACTGTCTCCGGATGGTCGTGGTATCACGACAGGATATTAGATATGCTCAGCATAAAATACGGACGACGTTTCATCGGAAGCACGTCGAAATCATCAGGGACAGTCAAAGCATCCTTGAAGCGATCAAGGTGAAGCTTGATCGAGATAAAGAATACAGAGGTTAAGCAAAAGTATTGACAATAAAATAGTGGATTGATATGATATGGCGTAGGCTCAAATAGAGTGTCAAACTCTATTTAGAAGCCTATAACTAAACAAAAGTATTGCAATTAAAAGGAGGATTTAATATGACAGTCGTAAAAGGAATCGCTCGTATGAAGCGAATCTTATTCCCAAAAGGAGTCAGATCGTCTCAAGGCGGATTCACAATTGCTACATTCGAAGCTGTTAAGATCGAAGAGGGAGAGATTGAGCTACACAAAGAGTATAAGACATTTACCATTAAAGGAGACCTTCCGTCTCTAGATCCGAATACAGACTATTACTTTAACATCGAAGAGGAAAGTCGTCATTCGACGTTTGGCGTCAGCTATAAGCCGTTATTCATGCGACAGAACGTTCAACTGGAGAAGTCAGATAAGAAGTCGGTCGAGGCATTTCTTAGAACGTTTTTAACCGCTCGACAAGTCAAATCTCTGTTTGAGGCTTTTGATGATCCGATGTCGGTCATTGATAATTCTGAGGCAGAGAAGCTCACAGAAGCCAAGGGTATTGGATTGCGCACTGCAGAGAAGATTATCAATAAATACGACGAGCAAAAGGACTACTCATTCGCTTATATCGAACTGACGAAGTACGATATCTCACCGGACGTTATCCGGAAGATTTGTAAGTTCTATGGAAGTCCTGAACTTGCCGTACAGCGTGTATTGGAGAATCCATATGATCTAAAGCGCTATGAAGGATATGGATTCAAGAAGTGTGATGAAATCTATGTCAAGACTGGTGGGGATCGAAATGCACCAATTCGAATCGATGCCTTCCTGAGTCACTTCTTACAAGAAGAAGTAGATAAAGGTCACACTTGGACGTCTCCAATCGATGTTCTGAATGCAACGTTCACGTATATCCCGAACGCAGACAAGAATCTCGTAGGAGAAATCCTCTTAAAGAACCCTGATAAATACCTTCTCAGCTCAGATAAGAAGCGTGTATCATTACTATCGTATGTAAAGACTGAAGCTGAAGTGGCAATGGAGCTTATTCGATTGAATCGCTCGACTTACAAGTTCCGCTATTCCAATTGGGAGATTATGATTGCCAAGATGGAAGAGGAGCAAGGGTGGGAATTCACCGATGAGCAGAAGAATGAAGCCATGGTCATGATGTTTGAGAACAACGTAAGCCTCCTACAAGGTTATGGTGGTACAGGTAAGACAACCATCCTGAAAGCAGTCGTCGATGTATTGGAGAGCTATGGATACATCTATGCTCAGTGTGCGCTATCCGGAAAGGCATCGAATAACCTTGCTATTGTTACTGGGAAGGACGGTAGTACGATTCACCGACTTCTTGCTTACAACCATGAACTAAAGGACTTCAGTTACAATAAGAAGAACCCTCTTCCTTACGACATTATTGTTGTCGATGAGATTTCCATGGTTGATGCTAACATTTTCGTATCTCTACTTCGTGCAATCCGCACCGGAGCAAAGCTGATCATGCTTGGAGATAGTCAGCAGTTGGAATCAATCGGAATCCCTATCATGGTACCAATGATTCAGTCAGGACTGATTGTCACTAAAACACTAACTCAGATTCACCGTCAGGCACAGAAATCAGCCGTTGTAACGGATTCGATTGCCATTCGACAAGGTAAGAACCCTGTCAAAGAGAGTTCTGGTCGAATCATTCGGGGTGAACTTCAGGACTTGGAGTATCTATTAGTAGATGAAGATGAGGAGATCTTTGTGAATGTCGTCAAGGAGTTCTATAAGCATATTCAAACAGAAGACATTAAGGATGTTCAGATTCTCACTCAGGTTCGAAACCGAGGCAATAACTCCTGTCTCTCGCTTAACCGAGCCTGTCAAAAGATATACAATCCGCAGGACGAGACTCGTCAGCAAGTAGAGATGGGTAATAAAGAAAAGGGTACCGACTACATTCTTCGTGAAGGCGACAAGGTTATCAACGTCAAGAATAACTATAAGTCTGAAACGGAAGATGGAATCATTTCTCCAGTATTCAATGGTAGTATCGGGATCTTGGAATACTTCTCAAGCGATGACGACGGAAAGTATGCTCTTATCGACTTCGAGGGGATTGGGCGACTTAAGATTTACGAGGATTCACTTCGATCAATCGAACTGGCATACTGCATCACAGTGCATAAGAGTCAGGGATCATCGTCCAAGATTATCATCGTAGCCTTCCCGTTCCATTATCTGCTGAACAACCGACAAATCATCTACACAGCAATTACACGTACTCAGAAGCATTGTGTCGTTATCTGTACGAAGTCTACATTGCGATCGGCAATCAAGAAGGATGACGTAGCTAAGAAGCGGACGTATTTAACCGACTTATTAGTTCAGGTGAATATCGTTGAGGAAGCCAAATTGAAAAATAAACAAAGCGAAAGTATTGCAACTTAATACCAATGATGCTATAATTTAAAGGTAATGTGATGAATTCAAAACCTCACGTTAAACGAAAGTATTGCAAAGGGAGAGTGCGAATTATGATTGTTGCTTATGCATCATTGACTGGAAAGGTAAAGAGTTTTACCGAGAAGCTTCAAGTAGAAGTTCCGGAATTGAAGCTTGTTAAAATCAACAGAGACACGACGATTAACGATCCGTTCATACTGATCACTTATACGTTTGGCTCCGGAGATATTCCTCGAGAAGTCCAAGGGTTCATGCAGAGATGCGGTGACAACATCATAGCTGTCGCAGGAAGCGGAGAGCGCAACTGGGGAACTCATAGATTCTGCAAGGCATCTATAGATATCTCAAATCAGTTCAACGTACCTTTGCTTCATACCTTCGAAAAGTCAGGTTTTGATTCCGATGTTGCTTTAGTAGCAACCAAAATCAAAGAACTATTGAAGGGAAGATGAAGTTTGTCAAAATGGATCGAGCTAAATAACGAAGTAAAAATTAAAGGTGAGGATGGTCAATTCCAATTCGAAAAGGATAAGGAAGCCGTAAAGACCTATTTCCTCGAGCATGTAAATAAGAATGTACAGTTCTTCCATGATCTCGAAGAGCGAATCAAGTACATGGTCAACAATGACTATTATGACAAAGAGCTGTTTGATAAGTACGAATTCAGTCAAGTTGAAGAGATCTTCAACATCTTGTATCAACACAAATTCCGCTTCCAATCATTCATGAGTGCATTCAAGTTCTATAATAACTACGCTCTCAAAACAAATGATGGAGAGCGATTCTTGGAGCGGTACGAAGATCGATTAGCTGTCAATGCATTGTTCTTAGCAGATGGAGACTTTAATCTCGCTAAAAAGATTGCGGATCAGCTCATCAAACAGAATTATCAGCCTGCAACTCCTACATTCCTGAATGCCGGACGTTCACGGGCAGGTCGCTTAGTATCTTGTTTCCTACTCGAGATGCCGGACAGTACAGAAGGGATCATGTATGTAAACGAAGCCGTTGCCCAATTATCACGTTTTGGCGGTGGAGTAGCAGTCAACCTTTCTAAGCTCCGTAGTCTTGGAGATGAGATCAAAGGTATTCAAGGAGCATCTACTTCTATCGTAGGTATTGCTAAAATCCTTGAGGACATCTTGTCTAAGTTTAATCAGCTTGGTCAGCGTGAAGGCGCAGGAGCGATCTACGTCAATGCATTCCACTCTGATTCAAAAGCAATCCTTGCTACGAAGCGGATTAATGCAGATGAGAAAGAGCGTCTTAAATCACTTTCAGTTGGTGTAATCATTCCGAGCAAGCTGTACGAATTAGCTGAAAACGGAGAAGAGTGGTTCTCATTCTATCCTTATACAGTCTTTAAAGAGTACGGTATTCATCTCGATGACATGAATATGGATGAGTGGTACGAGAAACTGATCAACAACCCTAACGTTCGCAAGAAGCCGATGGGAGAGGCACGTTCGTTCTTCGAAGAGATTGGTCGTACTCAGATTGAATCTGGATATCCTTATATCATGAACCGTGACGTTGCCAACAAAACTCACATGCTCAAAGATATCGGAGACATCAAGATGTCCAATCTTTGCGTTGAGATCATGCAGTTGCAAACTCCTTCTGACATCCAGTCATACAAAGGCGTTGATACGTTTGGATACGATATCTCTTGTAACTTGGGATCAGTCAATATCGCTAGCATCATGGAAAACAAAGACTTCGAGAGTGCGATTACCGTGGCTGTCGATGCATTGACTACCGTGACACGTAAGACTGATATCACCGAGGTGCCTTCAGTCAAGAAAGCCAACGATGCGTTCCACTCGATCGGTCTAGGAGCTATGAATCTTCATGGGTATCTTGCCAAGAACCGAATTGGATATGAGAGCAAGATTGCTCGAGACTTCGCCAATACATTCTTCATGATGATGCGTTTCTATGCATTGAAGCGGAGTAATGAGATTGCTATGGAGTACGGTGCGTTTGAAGGCTTTGAGAAGTCTGAATATGCAAAAGGTACGATCCTCAGCAAGTATGTCGAGAAGAGCTATGCTCCTAAGTCAGAGAAAGCACAAAAGCTCTTTGAAGGAATGTATATTCCAACTCAAGAAGACTGGGCGAAGCTTATTGTATCGATCAAGAAGTACGGAATCTTCTCAGCTTACTTGATGGCTATTGCTCCGACAGGATCAATCAGTTATGTTCAGAACAGTACGCAGGGCGTCATGCCGATCACAGAGAAGATTGAGACTCGTAAGTATGGCGATAGCACGACTCACTACCCGATGCCATTCATGGATGCGTCTAACTTCTTCTACTTTAAAGAAGCATATGACATGGATATGTTCAAAGTCATTGACCTTATCTCTGTCATTCAGGAACACGTCGATCAGTCGATTTCAACAACGCTGTTCGTAGACGGCAATACGATTACTGACGGTGATCTTGCTCGTTATTACATCTATGCCCACAAGCGGAACCTGAAAACTCTTTACTACACTCGGACTAAGACTTCTTCACAAGAAGAATGCTTATCTTGCTCAGTTTAACTAAACAAAAGTATTGCAATTAAAATAAACAAATGATACGATAAAGAGGTCGAAGGGGAAATGAAAAGACCTCTTGAGTATCAAGATATCGGAGGAACATAATTTGAAGATTAATAAACAAGGACAATCGTATAACATCATCAATCGATTCAGCCTACAAAACGAAAATGGCGAGACGGTACAATATTGCCGAGTGAAGTTCTTGGCGAATGGCAAAGAGCAAGTATTTAAAGAGAGCGAAGTTGCAAAAGGTGACTGCATCGATGAGTCTCAACTAGCTCCTGTAGAGGAATTACCTCAAGCAGAACCAATTGACGAATTTCCGGCTCCGGAAGAAGCTCCAGAAGAGCTGTCAGTTGCATCGACAGAAGAAGTCGACACAGAAGTACCCGTTAAGACAACCTACACGGCTTCATTCAAAGATGCTGATCCAATCGAAGTCGAAGATCTAGAAGCATTCGTATCTGAAAACGATCTTGACATGGAAGCAGTAGAACGCCTCCTCTCAGGTGAGCAGAAAACTCATAAAGGTTGGAAGGTGTCCGTCAATGACTAAGCCATTACTCAACGCTGTTGCACCAAAGCAATCATATGGATACCTTCAGAATGGAACGCCAACTGAAGGAGTAGTATCAGAAATCATTGAAACTCGTGAGTACGTTGGTCAGCATGAGGCTCCACGAATCCATAAAGCCGTGAACTGGAACCGAGAGACGGATTCATTCACTCAGAGCTTCTGGGAGCAGAACTTAAGTCAGATGTGGATTGATACTGAATTCTCTCCTACAAAAGACAAAGTTGTCTGGAGTCGTTTAGACGAAGAGACGAAAGAAGCATACAAACGTGTTCTAGCCGGACTGACACTTCTTGATACGAAGCAGGGAACAGTCGGGATGCCTAAGATTGCAGAGCATGTTGAAGATCCTCAACGCAAGGCAGTTCTTTCATTCATGGGAATGATGGAGAACATTCATGCTAAGTCTTACTCTACGATCTTCACTACATTGATCGATAGCGAAATCGAAATTGATCAAGCATTCGAATGGGTCGAGGACAATCCTCAGCTTCAATTCAAAGCGGAGCATGTCTCTCATTACTACGAAAACATCACAGATAAGAAGTCTCTGTACTTGGCTATGATGGCTTCAGTAATGCTCGAATCATTCTTATTCTATAGCGGATTCTTCCTCCCACTATATCTATCCGGAAACGGCAAGATGGTAGCAAGCGGACAGATCGTTAAGAAAATCATTGAAGACGAATCAATCCACGGTGTATACGTTGGACTATTGGCTCAGGAACTCTACCGTGAGCTTACTCCTCAAGAGCAGTCTGAAGTTGACTATGAGACTCAAGCTAGTCTTGAAGAACTCATGGAGAACGAATACAAGTACACTGAAACGATTTATGCTCACATTGGCATGGATCATGAAGTGAAACGATTCCTTGAGTACAATGCGAACAAAGCAATGATGAACTTGGGTAAAGATCCAGTCTACAAAGAGCATCGCATCAACCCAATCGTACTCAATGGTCTTAGCACTGAGACAGAAACGAATGACTTCTTCTCTACTAAGAGTGCATATCAGAAAGCAAAACACCGTCCACTCGGAGATGCGGACTTCCAGTTCCCCAATCTCTCTGATGAACTTGTATAAAACAAAAGTATTGCAAATAACATTGAAAAGGTGATCTTATGAAATTAATCAAATTCGAACAAACAAACTGTACTCCATGCAAGATGCTTGAGAACTTCCTTGGAGAACTAGGCGTCAAAGCTGATGAGACGATCAACATCTCTCAAGGGACAATCGTCGGATCAACAGGAGAGTTAATCTCTTCTGACGAGGATGCCGTCATGGAGCTTGCCGGAGATCATGAAATCATGAAAACTCCGACACTCATTCTTCTCGCTGAAGATGGGTCGGTTATCGATCGCTATTCTGGCGTAGGTCAGACAAGTGTAAAACGTATCCTTTCACAACGTGGACTAATCTAATCAATCGGGGAGAGCAATCTCCCCACCATAATACATACCAATAATAGGAGGAATTATTAATCATGAAAAAGACAATTCGAGAAAACGTAGAAGCACTGTTGGCAAAACACGAAGAAGCACGGGCAGACGATAAGTTGTTGTTTGTCTTGTATTGGAAAGAGGTTGACGGTGTTGACCTTAATCAATCAGGAGCAAAGACATTCCTGATGAAAGCTACTCTTCCGGAATCAATTCGTCGTCAGCGCCAGTTAATTCAACAAGATGGCAAGTTCTTGCCTTCTGAAGAGGTACTCGAAGCTCGAGCTGAGCGTCGTGAATCAATGCGTCAATCACTCGGCAAACGTCGTAAAGCTGTCTAATCAATCAAATACAAACTTACTACATTGGAGGAACTAGAAATGAAACACGAAAACGCAGATTTAAAGGTAATGCACTTCTCGCACAACGACTTAGATGGAGTCGGATCAGGTATCGTATCACGAGTAGGATTTGAGGACGTTACTGTAGTATATTGCGGTTATGACGCTATCAACGAAGAGGTTAAGAACTTCATTGTCAGCGAAGAATACAAGCGGTTTGATCTAGTATTGATCACAGACATCTCAGTCAATAAGGAAGTAGAAGAGTTGATTAATGACTGCGTCAAGACATCTGATGTCGAATTTAAGCTACTCGATCATCATCCTACAGCAATGCATTTAAATGAGAATGACTGGGCATTAGTAGCCGAGTATGGACATCGTGGCAAGAATAGCGGAACGAATATGCTGTACGATTACCTTGTATCAGAAGGTGGATACTTTAAAGGTGAAATCTACTCCGATCCGCTCGAAGTATTCGTAGAAAAGGTTCGTCGATATGATTCATGGGAATGGCGTACTCATTACAATGACGATACTGAAGCACTAGCACTCAATGATTTAATGTGGCTTATCGGAGCTGAGAAGTTTGCAGACAAGTTCACTGACCGACTGCTCAACCTGTCTCACGGAGTTGTAGCCGGAGGAAGTTGGATTGGGATGCTTGAGAAGGATGATCGAGTCATTCTAGAAATGGATCATCAAAGCAAGCTTGACTACATCGAACGGAAAGGTAAGCAGATGATCGTCACTAAGATCACTGGTCGCAAAGCAGGTTTAGTCTTTGCAGAACGCTATATCAGTGAGTTAGGGAATGAGTTGTCAGCTCAAAATCCAGACCTAGACTTCATCGTAATGATCGATCTTGGAGCAAAACGTGTTTCTTACCGAACGACTAAGAAGGATATCCATCTCGGCAAAGATGTTGCCAGTCACTTTGGTGGCGGAGGTCATCCTCAAGCAAGCGGAAGTGAGATTGACTTGGATACTGTGAAGGCTGTCATCCCACTTGTATTTGGTTCTGCTAAGCTCATTGAGAAGCTAAAGGATGTCATTTTCCGTCGCAACATGATGACTATCCGGAAGCCAAAATTCCTTGCCAAAAACAAGAAATGATTTGACAATAACTATATAAACTGTTACTATTGTAGGTGAAGAAGGTTTCTACTTTCTTCCCTTAATCAAAAGTATTGCATTAAAAGCAAATGAATGAGTGAGGAGGGGAAGCGACAAAAGAAGGGAGAACGATTATGGAAATCGTTAAAGAATGGACTACCATGGAGCTAATCAGCTACCTGAACTCATATAGAAACATCAGCTTGCAAGAGAAAGCTGATCAGTATCAGCTAATGGTCTGGGTTCGTGAAGAGCTTATCCAGAGACAGCCGTTAATCGGATCAACATATAAACTATAAAACAAAAGTATTGCAAAGGGGATAATCAAAATGTTCATGAAGATCAATGAGGAACTAGCTACAAAGGTAATGGGATATACAGATGGAAAAGGGTTCAACCCCACATCGAATATTGAAGACGCTTGGACTCTACTGGAGAAATTGGAGAGTCTAGGATTTCACTTCCTAGTCCGGAACTCTGGTCGAGGAGTAAGAGACTCCATTACTCAAAAGGGTTACTTCTGCAACATTCGATATAATGATGGCTTTGAAACAATGCGCAAGACGGTAGCTGTCTCAGCTCCAATCGCTATTAGCTTTGGAGCATGCCTTGCCTTTGATATTGATGCTTCAGTCTTCGATGTCGTTGCTTGCGAGGTAACACGATGACTACAAAAGTAACCTATACAGAACTTATGCTGTCAGATGAGATTTGCAAACAGCTTTTAGAAGCAAGTAAGCGCAAGGAGCTTATCGGCATCCGTCCTCATCAGCGAGGCATCGGTAAGACTACAGGATTGATCAAAGTAGCTCGTCAGCTAGATGCTTATGTCTTGGTAGGCACCAAGTATATGGCACGTTATCTCACTGAAGCTAGCGGATATGACAAGATTGTCGGTGGACTGGATATTGTCGATATCGATAAAGGAACGAAAGTAGTATTGGATCAAGGAATCAGAATGGACATGATCCGAGATATGTCGCTAGAAGTATTGACTGGATTCTATACAATCTGATTAATGAAATCTGAGTTTTATTACGAATAATTTCAACTACCATACACTAAATAAAGGAGATATTTTTATGGGACATCAAGAGGGAATTACGATTCATTTAAAATCTAAGGAAGAGTTGGCTACTATTATTAAGGCTCTCCACCGGACAAACATTTTCCATGGCGTCATCAACACGGCTCAAGATGACATCATTGAAAGTCTAGTGGAGCAATTAGCTTCGCTTCCGTCACCGGACACAACACTACAATGATTGAACTGCGAGGCGTAAATCGTCTCGCTTTTACTCGTTCAGGAGGATCTAATTCAAATAGATCTGAGGAATACAACTATGGAGAACAAACTAATCATCAACTATGACGAACTACCAGTGAGCGTCAATCAGTACCTTAAGCCAACGTCAAGAATGTCCGGTGGTAAGCCATTGGCGTATATGTACGAGTCGACAGAGGCAAAGGATTTCAAGAAGAGATTCCAAGCACTCCTGAAGCGTACCGTGAGGGATCAGGAGTGGGATATCGAGCAGACGGCAGATGGACACTGGATCTTAGAGTGTATCTTTGTTCAAAGCAGAACAAATCAGGACAATAACAATTACTATAAAATCTTATGTGATGCAATGTCTGGAATCGCATTCATCGATGACAAGAACATCCTTGTCCAGACAAAAATGGTGATGTATGATGCTAAGAACCCACGATTCTCAGCAGTACTCAAGAAAGCTCCTTACATCGGTATCTTTAAAGATATTGAGCAATTTGAATCATTCAAGACTTCGAATTGTGCTTCATGTAAGAAGAATACAGAGAAGTGTGCTATACTCAAAAAATCAATAGAGGGTCGGATTCAACCTGACATAAAATTCGAACCCACAGGATACAATTGTCTGAAGAAAAAGCTATAGGGAGTCGGTCTCCTGTAGCTTTTTTTCTTTGTAATTGTTTTCAAAGAAAATATATCTTGCAATACTTTTGAGTGTAGAAGATAATAGTTCATGTGCTTTACTTGTTTAAAGGAGCTTTTGAAATTGAATGAATTTGAGAGAATGTTTATAGAAGAGATCCGAGACAAAAAGCGCATAGGACGAGGCATTTTCTCTCGTAAGTCAACTAGAAAAGGTGGATCTAATAAGCCACTCAAAACACCATATTACTATATGACCAACAAAGAAAGACAAGCATTAAACGGAAAGGTCAGGGTGTACGGCATGGAAGACATTATTTCTTATGAGGAATTTATGAACAGAGACATCTCTGAACAATTGAGACTTATGTCTCTCTGGAAGCAATCGCACAAAAAGGTTGATATACATCGATCTATGGGGATATCAAGCTCAACATTTTATAGATTATTAGACAATCTAGAAGAAATGCAATCCGGCACTGATGTAGTCGAAGGAGGAATTGTCGTGACAGGCAAGCCAACGCAAGAGAATATCGATGAATTCAAAGAAAGAATGATTAGTTATGAAGATTTTAGAAGCAAATCTAACCCAGAGAAGAACGAAATTATCTCTAATTATCTCCAGTTCTTTGAAACCGTTGCTGAGTTAAGTAGAAACTGGGAATCATCTGACATCTCTTATCTATACAGCGTTGCTCAGCGTGTAAAGAAGAGAAGAGAGAAGCAAGAGAGACTTCTAAAAGAGCAACGTGCCAAGGAAGCCAAGGAGCTAAGAAGTCGTAAGCAATCAGATAAGTCTAAAGATGAGAAGTACAAGTATCTTCAGGAAACTATGGCTAACATGCCAGAAAAACCTTCCGAAGAATTGAAAAGCACTATTACAGATGAACAAAACGGGGTAAATAACCATAAATCTAATGTGAATATATCCACAGAAACGCTCTCATTTGCATTGGATGGACAGTACAGTGGGGAACATATCGCTCGATTGCTCTCATTGGCTAGTGAAGTAATTACTACGAGCAACGGAAAGCTTAAGATTGAACTTAGAATTACACAGGGGGAAAATTGATCATCAACCTACTATCAAGGATATATAGGAGGAGACAAAGTGACTGTAGACAATCTGTTTGAAGGAATGTCTAATGTCCCGTTAGAGCATCCTATTCATCACTTAGAGGAGAGATTGAGGCTAATCAAATCGATGGCAGACTTGGTTCACAAGCTTCCTCTAGAAAATGCACAATTTACAACGAACGACGTATCAGAGATGATAAGGCAATTTGAGGTTGCAATTCATGTTTTAAAGTCAATATAATCTGCAAGAGGGACGGGCGAGGGAGGGCGCTAGTCTCTCTTTTTTTCTTCTATTATATATCTCATTCCTTCTTCAATTAAATCATTTGCAAATATGCCTCTTCCAAGCTTCGTACTTCTAGCCTTTACTTGCTTGAATAGGGAAGTGTTGAAAGTAGTATTGATCCGGATGCGATCACTTGGCTTTTCTCTCCTGACGAATCCCCTCTTTGGAAACACGTTTTCTATAGACCACTGCATCCCCTCTTCCAGTATGTGACCATATGGGAGATTTCTCTCTTTTGCAATTTCTCTTATCTCATCCAGTAGTTCCTTGCTCAACGTGGTATTGAAATGCCGTCTAGTAAAATCACGTTTTCTTTTTCCGAACATCATCCGGATCACCTCCAAATTTTCGTTTCATCTCACTATATTAAGTATTCACGTATTATGAGACAAAATCAAGATTCTTAACTTATGATATCTCAAAATAACAAGTATTCACCTATTGTGAGACAAATGAGAACCGTTCCCATACAGCTATTGATAATATGTATTATGTTAACTTTGGCGAAAAAATTAACGGACGAAGCCAAATTTCGACTTGTCCGCTTTCTCGTATATTTAGTTGGTGCGGTCATGACTCGCACTTTCTTACTGATCAGCTCTGCCCTTTTATTATAAAGGAACTCGAATCGATTATCCAGAGATAATTCCTTCTCGTCTCGTATTTTTCTGGACGCTGTTTTTGGATGCGAACTTTAGTAAGTCGTAGAGTTGATTTGGAGTAAGGTCGGTTCCTTGGGAAAACGATTCTACGATTCCAAGATCATCCAGTACATTTGAATTGTTCAAAACGATATAGACCAATTCAGAACAGATGAGGTTATTCGGATTGTTGAATCGATTCTTTCCTTTAATGTTGAACAGGTCTCCAATCACATACCAAACGATTTGACCAAAATCATATTTCTTACCAACCATAGCAATAGCTTCTCTTCGAACAGATTCCCTCTGAGTTGCAGTGAGACCGAGATCAATAACCTCGTAGTCCAAATAGTTGCTAGGATCGAATTTCACCGCTCCTGTCTTATGAGAGTATTCCGCTTCGATCATCATCGAATCAGAGATAGCGACTCCGCAATGACTAAACTTGCCCTTGTCGAAAGCCATGATTATTTTAGAGATAATACTCTTGCCTTTTACAAAGACAATATCTCCTTTGTTCAGTTTCATACATGTTCTCCTTTCTAAAAAAGAGAGGCATCACTGCCTCTCATTGACATTACTTCTTGTATGCAGGATTCTTTGTGAATCGAACATACTTGTCGCTCGATGTGACATACATGTCTTTTTCGAGGACGTACAATCCGTTCTTCATTCCAAGAACGTTGAGCTTGTCGCCTTTTTCAGCATACTTAACAGTTGCAGATGATAGGCTAGCCTTATCATGAAGACGAAGCGTTTCACAAGTTACAGTGAGAGTTCCGTAAATCTTGCTACCGACAGCAGGCTTTTTAGCCGGAGCCGGAGTAGGTTTAGGAGTAGCTTTCAGAGGCTTCTTGTTGATCTTGAGGACTTGTCCTTCAGCGATCTTGTTCGCATCTTTGATACCATTGAGCTTCTGGATATCTGCGATTGAAACACCATGCTTCTTAGCAATTGTCGTAAGGTTCTCACCTGCTTTAACAGTATGCTTATCGTATGCAACTCCGTCCGACGCCTTAACAGCAGATGGTTTCTTAACAGGTGTCGGAGCAGGTTTCTCAACTGGCTTTGGCGTTGGCTTCTTGACTGGCTTCGCTTCGACTTTATCAGCTCCAGTAAAGTATGCGAGTGACTTAGATCCGCACAATACGTTTAGGTCGACGGCTCCGGCAACACCTTTGAGACGACCGTTTTGTGTGAACTGGTGGATATGGCAATCAAAGTTCGGACGGACAGATTGTAGCGTTCCGTTATCATTCATCGCATAGCGTGGAATCCATAGGAAGTCCGCCTTTACCTTGCTCATACCATGTTCTGTGTAGAATGAATGACCAGTGTAGAGACCAACTTTCTTGACTCCGTTAGCATGAAGGTAGTCGATAAATGCTTGAGTTGCAGGGACTAGATCTTTTGGATTACGGCATGTCTGCTCTTCGACGTCAACGACGAGGAACTCAGCATCTTTATCAGCACGTTGAAGGAATGCCTTGGCTTCTGCGATAGCTCCGGCAACATCTTTATAGAGTGCATAAGCATAATGTCCAAAAGGAATGCCATGCTCTTTGCATTCAGCAACATACTCCTTGTACTTTGGATCGACGAATCCCGTTCCGTACTGAACACGAATGATTGCGAGATCCAACTCTTCCTTAGCGAGTGCGAAGTTGATGTTCCCTTGGTGATACGATAGGTCTGCGATTTTCTTAGTCATAATTGTAGACTCCTTTTGTTGAATTAGTTTTTTTATATTAAGGAGAAGATTTGCAATACTTTTGCTTTAAACCTTCTCACCAATACGATAGTTAGGGTTTTTGGTGAACTTAACCTTGGTTTCATCAGCAGTGATATAAGTGTCTCCGCTCAGAGCATAGAGACCATTCTTCATACCGAATACATTGTATTTATCTCCACTCTGAGTAACCGCTCGAATCCGAGACTTCACATCAGCGTTATCATAGATATTTACTTTGCTTGCGAGAATGACAATCCCACCGTAGATATTGCTAGGCAGTCCAGAGATATCCTTGAATTCTTTCTTGGTAGGGACACGGATAACCGATCCGACAGGCACCTTGTCCGTGTCTTTCATGCCATTTTCTTTCTTAATCTCACCAACTGTCGTTCCGTTATCCTTTGCGATATCACCTAATGTATCGCCCTCCTTAACCACTACTGGAGTCACTACGACGACTGGTGGCGGTGGCTTTGGTGGTGGCGGTGTTGGCTTGGGTGGAGGAGGTGGTGGCGTTGGCTTAGGCTTTGGTTTCGGTTTCGGCTTTGGTGGCTCAACCACAGGAGGCTTTGGAGTAGCCGGAACAGATGGTTTCAACACTGCCGTACCGAATGATAAATCAGTGAATTTATTGTAACGGATGATCTCATATATGTTATCTCCATACTCTGGATCATTCGCTGAATAGGATGATTTAGCTAAAGCGTCCGTTGTTGCTTTGATGCTATCTGCATTCCGGACTGCTGTATAGTAAGACAGATTCATGACTCGGATATAGTCCTTTACGAATCTATCGATTGTATAGTAACCAGACCAACCATTATTGTTGAAGTCTGCATTCTTCGTGTACTTAATCCCTGCAAAGTTGTTTCCTGTCTGAGCAAGGTTACTTCTTCCCCATGTTGACTCCCATGCCCACTGAGCCAAGATAACTTCGGGAGGAATATTGGTACCTTTGCTTGCTGTTCCTGCAAGGTTCTTCATTAGTGCAACATAATCTGCTTTGCCGACTAGCTTTGGTGGCTTGTCGAATTTACTCGGTGGCTCCGGAGGTTTTACGGGTTCAGGATCAGGCTTCGGAGCAGAGGTCGTCTTGCTAGTAAAGTAACTCAAAGGCTTCCGTCCACTGAGTACATTTAAGTCGATACTTCCACCAACGCCTGATAGTCTTCCATTCTGACTGAACTGCCAGATATCATGTCCGATAACAGGCTTAACAGAGTGAACCTGACCGTTGTCATTGTATGAATACCTTGGAATCCATAAGAAGTCAGCGTCGACCTTACTCATTCCATGTTCACTATAAAATGAGTGACCCGTATAGAGTCCTACTTTTTTTACTCCATGATCATGTAAATAATCAATGAAAGCTTGCGTAGCCGGAACAATGTCGCTCTTGTTTCGTGTCGTCATTTCTTCAACGTCGACAACTAGAAAACTAGCTTCGTCATCAGCTCTTTCAAGGAATGCCTTAGCTTCTGCTCTGGCTCCTGCTACATCTTTATATAGAGCGTAGGCATAGTGTCCGAATGGTATTCCGTATTTTTTACATCCTGCAATATAACTCTTGTACTGTCTATCAACTAATCCAGTACCATACTGGACTCGAATAATGGCTAGAGCAAGATCATCTTTTGCCTTGCTCCAATCCACTACTCCCTGATGGTGAGAGAAGTCGGCAATTTTTGTTTTTGCCACTCTATCCCCTCCTATTCTTTAATACTCTATTTAAATAGGAAGAAACTCGTCTCAACCTATTAAATATTTGATTATTTTACATATGTGATTTTTAGCTTAGGCTGATTATCACCGTCGCCATTCCCGTAGAAATAGCCATAATAATTCATACTTTCAGAGTTAGCGAAAAGGCTCACTCCTTTTAGATCACCGTCACGAATCCCTTCTCCAAGAGCATTTGGCATATCGATCCATTGCGCTTGTCCACGATCGGAATATGTTTGTCTCTTAGCGTCGTATTTGGTATGACTATATTTTGTTGGTTCTGAAGAATGATTGTGATATCCAAGTACCGCAGTTCCTCCACCATAGTAATACCAATGCTCATTTCTAAGATAGAGCTTTACATCCTTGATTTGCGCTCCGGCAAGCTCTGCTCTAATAGCTCCATTATCAAATCCAATCAGTGACCTGAAGATTCCCCAAGGCTCATCAAGGTACTCACCTTGATAAAGCTTGGTTCCTCGAGCATCTGTTCGACGCACTCCATCTTCATTGTATGTGCGAGTCCAGATTGTATTCCATGTCTTCGTGTACTCCTGTCGGTTCATTACAACCCATTTTGTACCATCATACTTTTTAATTTCAGGCTCAACCCATTTTGTCCCGTCAAATTTTTTGAATGGCACGTCAACCCATGAAGTGCCATTGAACTTCTTAATACTTCCCAACTCATCTCGCCTCTATTCGTTCATTAGTTTTAATTAAATAGCAATCCAAATATCGTCTGTAGCAGGCTTAGATGGAGCAGTAGACTGAATTGAAAGCTTATGATTCTGAACAAAGATAGAGTTAGTGAATTTAACAGTCTGATCTTCACGGTCTGTCCGGAAGATAGCCTCACCGTATTTCCAGTCGAAGAATCCAACCTGTTTCGTATTGTTGTTCATGTAGAACCCTGCGCCCTCGTCATTATCATCGAGCTTGAATCGGATAGCGACCTGACGTTCTTTTGCATTCAATACATGGTCATAAATGGATTCCATTTTACCGTCGGCTTGAATACGATGTCCTGTCAATCCATTAGCAGTGAAGTACATTTCGCTACTAGCGCTGACTCCAATTTTACCTTTGATCGTCCCATCTGAAAGTTTCCAGTAGATCGATCCTGCATTGCCTGCACCGGACGTTGCCTTAAGAATCATACTCTTCGAATTGTCGATAATCTGATCCTGCGTGTAGTAGTTGATGGAGTCTTGTCGAGCCAACTGCTCTCCTTCGATACCATCGATTCTGTCCGCATCCAGACCAGAACCTGCACCGTCATTCCCTGTATGAAGGACTTTGTAAGTGTTCGTCCCATTCGTAACATAAAGGTTGTTATCCTTTGTCTGAATGATTGACTTCGCTTTCGTATCACCAAGGACAACATCACTTGTCGTATTGACTTTACCGATGTTCAAGTCTGTGGCACCACTTGAATCTCTACCTGCAAGCGACTTGTTATTTGCTACGGATAAAGTACTCGTAACGTTTCCGCCAATGAGCTTAAGGTATCTGTCGTCGTGATTATGGGCGTTGAGCGCATTCGTAACTCCGGTAATCTCATCACTGATTCGTTTGATTACGACGTTATTCGTGTTATCTAAAGCACTCTTTACCTCATTAATAGCTCCTACGACAGCTTTAGATTGAGTCGTCAATGCAGTGGGATCTCCGACCGACTTGATGAAGTCGGATACGAATTTACCGCTACGAACCCAAGATCCTGTCGTTGCATCATCATCTAATACTCGACGATAAACATCTGCATATCGATGATCGTAGAACACTTGAATCGTAAGAAGCGTTCCGGAAGCTTTCTTCATTGTCGTTACTTCTAACTGATATGCCGTGTCTATGGCAGGAGTGATAGGTGATCCAGTAGGATTTACGACGAAGTACCGACCTGTACTTCTCACAGAAAGAATGCTTACTCCTGTGAGTGTCTTTCCATTTAATAACGTCTCAGATAGATCAGAGACTACGTTTCCCGTAGCATCGACTACCTTTACTTGACTTGCCTGTGTTTCATAATGGAGCGTATCAAACGTCGTTCCATTATCATAGTTTGCTTGAGCCTTCTTGATTGCCAAGATTATTGACCCCTTCCTACTCTAATTCTAAGATGACTTCTTGGCTGACTTCGCCAGTCTCTTGATTTTCAGTGGCATCGACACCACTTACGCCTTTTCCGATTTCTTGGTCATACATGACGAATGAAGCAGGTCTTGCCGAACCGACCTTGCCGACAACAGCCTTGTTCGTCATGTCATTGTACAGATCTTGGACAATCACGATGTCGTCCAGTCCAATCCAGTCGTGGAGATGTTCCGGAATAGTGCATTTGACTTCGTTGTCGACCATCTTCACCGTACAGCTAGGAAGATTGACGGCTACAACTTTACCAATCGAGGAAGCGGTGTAGCCTACATTCTTAACCTTTTCATCAACCAAGATCTCGATTGTCTTTAAAATACTCTCTTGTACCGATGAATTATCCACTCATCTCACCAACTTAAGAATCAATCTTGATCCACATAGTCCCTGCGTTATGCGTTGTGGGAGCTGTTGGACTAAAGTAGAGTTGATCCCATAGTGTCCACTTGGTACCTGTAGGAAGTTCCCCTGCAAGCACTGAAGTATTGGCGTAGTAAATGTGTCCTCCGTAGCGGACTGCGTCACCGAGAGCATAGGTTTTCGAACTGTCGTAGTTACCTTTGTAGGCTAATCCAAGACCGACGTCGCCCTTGTCTCCTTTAGATGAAATCTTTTGCCAGTACACTGTGTTCGTTGGGATTGTTCCTGCCGTCGTATCCTTGATGCAGAGATATAGATCACCATTGTAAGTGACCGTATTCTGGAACTCATAGGCTGTTGACGAGCTGTAATTTCCGAGATGTCGGAAGTTGCTTACATACGATGCCCATTCAATTTGCTTCGATTCAATGAAGTCCATTACTTGTTCTGTAAAGAACGTTTCTAATGAAACTACCGCATCTGCAAATTTGTTGAATGTCTCAGGAGTGATGATAAAGTCTGAAAGCTGAGCCGTTAAACTGTTCAGCTCCGCTTGCTCCGTCGATGTGAGCGTTGGCTTCATCTTTAACTCTTGATACCTTTTTGCTTGAGCCACCATATTTGCAGGTAGATCGTATAACTCCGTAAAGGAGTCAATTTGTTGAGGGAATGTACTTCGATTCAAAGCAACCCTTCCTTTCTTTTTTGCAATACTTTTGTTTAATAGATGTTTATTAAACACTTAGCACCTGACATAATAATATCAATTCAGGTGCCTAATGTCAATACTTTTGTTTAATCAAAGTCTTTCAAATTCGACCACGAACCCTGTCGATATTACTCCGGCAGTTGCTTTTGATTCATCGAAGATACTCTCGGCACTTAAAGCCGTGGTACCACGATGGTCAATTCCACCAATTGAACCCGTATCCAATTCGTCTCCGGTTAGGTTTAACGTCATCTTCGTTTTAACATAGTTCATGGCATTTGCTTTGAAATCTGCTACGAAATTATCGAAGGATGTGAATGCCGTATTTGCAACAATTGCCTCTTTAACAGCGAGTGAACCTGTCGAGCCGGAGTCCTTTACAGTAGCCATGAAGCTCTTCATGTCTTTTCCTACTACGATTTTCTTGTCCAGATACTTCATAATCAAGTATGAAGCGCTATATTCATTGCTGTCCGGAACCCATTTGTCCGTTTCATTTAATAGTCCAACTGCACGATTGATGATGAATTGAAGCATGGCATCATTGATTTTCCCATCCTCTACTATACTGATTTTGAAGCGTTCGTCCGCACCATGAAGAAACTCTGCGGTTCCCTCTTTGAACCAAATCGGAAGAGTTGATGTCTTAGCCATCCCCAGTGAACTATTCATGACAGCATGTAGCATCTCGTGCGCAATGACTCGATCTGCATAGTCTCCCTTGTTTCCGCCATTGTCTCCATTGTCATCCGTGAAGTTACCCAAGTCGACAAGGTCAATCGTCATCGTTTGAGTTGTCGTTCCAAGGAATCCAGTAGTGAAGGCAGTTGTTCCACCAATCGCATTGTACTCAAAGTTGACGACGAGTTTCGTACCGTTCCCGACAAGACCATAGTGGTCTTTGATTCTTTGTTCCGGAAGAGCGAACCATCCTTTATTCTTGATTTTATCAATGATGAGGTCAATTTTCGCATCGTGTGTATCCACTAAAATATCATCATAGTACAGCTTGTGTACTTGAATCTGAGCGAATTCACTTGGTTGCAAACCAAACGTCATGGCATCGACAACGAATTTCTCCGTCTCTTTCGTCGAATAGTTAAAGACTTCAACGACATGGTTGGCGTCAAGGAAGTAAATTGGAATCGATGTGATCGTCCCTGTCTCCTGCAGGTTACTTGTCTGAAACAGCTCGTACTTAGCCTTGGCTTGACACTGCTCCTTATTCTTTAATGAAGCATCGACTATCACTTTCTTCCGGACTCCGATATCATTTGCTCCAAATGGAGCGGTAGGATCGAGATCCATTTGAGAACGAGGGATTAATCCAGTAGTCGAATCCATCTCTCCGATGGCGATAATCCGATTCTTGACTCCAGTATATGTGAAGTTCTCATTAAATGCGATAACTAGCGGAGAGAATTCGTCAAACTTAAATTCCGGCTCCACCGACTTGTCATACACGAACTTCATCTTCCGAAAAGTAAAGTATCCATCTGTCGTATAGAAGCATTCCCAGTCCATGTAAAGACCTGCAATCTTTTGAATGGCATCAAGGATATTTGAGCCTTCAGCAAATTCAAGATCATATGGAACTGTTAAGCTACCTGAATCTTCAATTTCCCCGATGTTTTGTTCTCCAATCAGAGACATCAAGAGAGTCATGGCATCCGAAGTCTTAACGTCTACAGGAATTATGATTTTGTTCTCGAACTCCCTTTCTTCCCAGCGTGACATACGATCTCGCAGATCGATGGAGATCGTGCGGTTATCCTTGTTAATCGTCACGCTTGGTTCAGTGATATGGAAGGTGCCAATGAGAAAGTGCGTTGTCGTGGAGTCTTTTGAGCGTAAGTCATCAATTCCTGCATAGATACGAATTCTGTTCGTCATCCATAAAAGACTCTTGCTCTTAGGAAGGAGGTTGTCCGAGAGAACGAAGGTCATTGACCCTGTTCTCCGGATGAAACTCTTCCGATCCACGCTGATGTTTCCACCAGTTGCTACTCCGTTCAAAATGTCGATTACATTATCATTTTGATCAAGCACTTCCACATTAATTGCCATTTGTCTAAGTCTTTGAAGATGCAGTCTAGTATAATCTTCCAACTTGCCAGACGAGAAGTCTGTTCTCATGACGACATTGCCATCTAGATATTTCTTCATGCACTGATCACCTCTCCGTAGTCATCAAACGTAGACTTAGCTACTTCGATCGTGGACATAAGATTATTCTCAACAAGAGAATCGTAATCCAACTTGCCAATCTCAATGAAGTCAAAGCTGAGCGTAGAGAGACTTCGAAGCTGATCTCCGCCTTTCGAATCCTCTTTGACGTTTGTTGTAGCGACAAGCATATGGTTCCCCGTGTCCATTCGGAGTACTTTGGCTTTTCCATTCGTGATTAAATCAACCCATTTTGCCTTATTAACCGCTTCAGCCATGACATCAATGTCAGATCCATACATCTTGATCGTACTTTCAGACAATGGGAGTGACGTCAGATTTCCTGTTCGATACCTTGTTTGCCCCATGACAACGATAGGATACTGGCTATTGAGTGACTCATTTGTTGACGAAACCGTGTTGTAACCAATGCCAGTAATCGATGTATCGTACTCTAGCTTCAAGTTGTTCTTTCTATCTGTAAGGAAGATCCCCACATAAGATGATTCAACTGGATCAGAGTACAACTTCTCACCAAGAACTTCATTAGCTACCGGAACAATTGCGTATTTATACGTGACACCATTCTGAACATATCGGTCAACATAGTTATAGACGTTGTAGTCAGGATTATATTCAAAGATTGCGATAGGCTCCCAGTTCTCCGTACCGTCAATTGCACGGTAAAGCTGAATGTGAGTAACCTTAAATCCTTCGGCACCAATGTCGCCTGCGTCAAGGTCTCCAGTAAACTTAGCATCCATGATAGTACGAATGTGCCAAGTTATCGGCTTTTCCTTCGTATTGGGAACGGATGTATCCAAGTCTACATAAACCTCATCATAGACCCCTTCTCCCATTCGCAACTCATCGAGATGATCTGTACAAATAGGAGTATCAAATATTGAGCCTTCTTCAAAACCAAAAAAGTTATAACCTATAATCATATTCTCACCTCTTTAAATCATTTGAACATCAACGTCTATTCGATGCTCAATGGCTCTTACATAGAGCATAAATTGTGCATTGTCAGGAATCTGCATGACATTTGACCGATGTCTAGACGTGACATCTCCGTATTGTTTGACCGCCACGATGCGATCGTCGTATTTCCAAAACTGAATAATGATTCCCACTTCATCTTTAGGACTCAGTTCGAGGAACATTGAATTGTCCGGAATGTTCTTGCACCAGACCTTCATCACGAAGTCAGACGCTCTATTCATTCCCAGTCCTTTAAAGATGAGCGGATTATCAGACGGAACCACGATCCAGTCATTATCGATGTACTCGTAATTATCACTGATGAATGTGTCATTCGGATCAGTCGCTCGAACTTGAGTTCCGACCATCTGCTTTAGATTGGTAGCGACTCGCACAAATCCTTCATCCGGATCATTCATCGTCTGAATGACTCCATTGATAGAAGGGACGTAGTAGAGAGGAATAAATCGTTCTCGTTGCGACCATATTACTCCATTTCGAGTTTCAATCGAACATTCGATAAAGTACCCCTTGCCCTTCTCAAGCTTCTCTATGGTCTCTGTAAGAACGATACCTGCATCTGTAGGGTAATGAATCGGAAGGCTCTTAATCAGCTCCTCGTGTTCATTGTAAAGGCTGAAGCGATAGCTTTTGACCAACTCTCCGTCAGTTTGCGAGTACCGAGCGATGAATGTGACGTCTGAGTTATAAACATAGCCATGACCGTCGATACTTTCAATGTCGAGTACTGGCGTTGCGAGAGCGATGAATGGAACCTCATTCGAATAAGAGGAGTACGTTCCGTCTGTCAGCTTGACTCTTAGTTTTGCTTTATATTTCTTACCATTAACAAGCACGTTTGGTGGAAGGTGATGAACCTTCTCTACTCCTTCAAACAGGAAGTCATAAACGGCAAGTCCAGTTGTAGCGTCTGTAATTCGTAAATTATTCGCTTTGGACTGCGCACTTCCGGTATAGATGTAGTAAATACTCGTGCCAAGCATAGCGTCAAAAGGATTTATCGGAGATAAGATCGGTTTGATGTCTGCCATTTAATCACCTCATTTGCAATACTTTAGTTCTAGGAGAAGCGATTAAGCCTCTCCTGAACCATTTAGTTTCCCTTGTTACTTGGATCTTGCTCTTTGCATTGCAAGCTGTGGCAATCCGAGGATTGCATCCTGAACACCTTTTCCATCCGTTACGTTCGGGAATTCAAGTCTATCGATTGAGATCGATTGACTTGTCGTAGCGACTGGTGCCGTTGGCGTGATCGATGTCTTCGGTAGAATCAGAGCAATCTGATCTGCGAAGATTTTTCCAAGTTCAGAGCTGATGTCCTTGAAAGCTTTTTGAAGCTCTTGTCCGACAGTCTTAGCCGTGTCCTTGATCACCTTAGCAACCGGAGTTCCTGCAACCACCTTATTATTGTCGTCCAGATACTTCTGGAATCCATCGACAAGCTCCTTGATGTTAGGAGTTAAGTCAGGGTTTTTCTCTAGGACACCTTTGAAAGCTTCTCCTAGATTGTCAATTGCAGTCTTGAAATCTTTAACATTGTCGTACTCACCATTTTGAGCATCTGTCATGATCTTTTGGAGTTGACTAACATAGTCTTCCTTAGCCTTGTTCTCCATTTCTTGAAGGTCAATCTTGGCTTGCTTCAAATCGTCCTCCGCTTTTCTCACATCATCTTGGTTGACTGTATAAACCCAGTCCCAACTTCCGTCAGCATTTTTCTGGAGTGTTTGAGCCGTTCTCTGCTTATTGACATTGTCTAACTTTTGCTGAAGCTCTACGATATCTAGCTGTTTGTTGAGATAGTCCATTTCAAATGCACTGACTTCAGCCTGCTTATCAAGAAGGTCTAGCTTATCCTTGTTGACAGAAGTTCCGAGATCCGCCATTCGCTGATACATTTTCTCCAGAGCAAGCTCCTTTTTGAGACCAGATAACCAAAGCTGTTGATGAGTTGTCCACGCACTAAGTGACTTACCATTGAATAATTTCTTCTCGATTTCTCCGGCAGAAGCGTCAAATTTGTTTGCCAAGATATTCTTATTCATAGAGATAAGCTGTAGGTTACTGTCATTCAACTGCTGATTATAAGTCGCAAGCTTATCGTTGAGAACATTCCATTCGAAGCTTCCTTCTTCAAGGTGCTTCATCTGATCTTGAAGACTTTTAACATTTGCCTTGATGACGTCATTCTTGCTCTTCTCAGATCCATAAAGAGCGGTCAAAACTGCTCCAGTAGCTTTGTTCGAACCTGTTCCAAGAGCGTTTAGAAGATCCAGTGTTACTTGAACCTCACTCTCTTTATCCGCCACCTTCTTGATCAGGTCGTCCATCAGCGAGAATTCGAATTCGTATCTAGCCTTAACGGTCTCTTTAATCTTATTCTGAGCATCAATATTTGCCTGCTCATACTGATTGATCAAGTCCTGTCTCTTCTTAGCTTCTTCCGGAGTAAGGTTCTTGTCGTTCAATTGATTCTTGAGTTCGGCAATTGCCTTATCGTTCGCTTTCATTTGAGCTTTGAAGTATTCGATGTCGAGTCCAAATCCGTCAGTAATGAACTTGTCAGTCAAAGCATCCTTCGCTGTCTTCGTTTTTGCCTTCTTCATGTCAGCATTGTATTTATCACGAAGAGCAACCTGCTTCTTCCGAACAGCCTCAAAGTACTTCTCAAGACCAAGCGCTACGTCAGCATACGACTTATCGAATTCCTTGATATCAATCAGGTCTCCGTATTTCGTCTTATCAGCTTTGGTAGAACTCTTCTTGCCTGCATCGTATTTCGACTTCTGTACAAGCATCTCGTTGTACATTTTCGCATTGATTGTAAGAGTAGCATAGGAGACACCTTTGACTCGATCAATATTCTTTTTAGCAAATCCAACCAGTGCATCGTCTACTTCTTTTTCGAGAGCAATACGTTGCTTGGCAAGCGACTTATACTCATTATCTCTATCAATCTGCATGTACTTCGTATTGTAGCTACGAAGGTCTGTCACCTTGGTACCGCTCAACAATCCTTCTTGCAGGTTCTTGGTATTGTTATCATTTCTGCTAACGTTACGATCGACTGCTTGTTGGAATTCATTCATGTCATCAGCGATACGGGCGAATTGAAGATCTCGAATAGCCATTTTGTATCTCACGACATTATCTGCCTGAGCCTTAATGGATGTTCCGATTTTCTCAAGGGTATCCTTAAACTGCTCTCCATTCTCTTTGTACTTAAGCGTAACAGAAGAGAGTTTGTTGAACTCGCTGACAAGACCACGTAAATTGCTTTGCGTGTCTTTTAATGCCGTAGCATTCTCATGCATAGCAAGTTCTTTGTCTGCAGGATCAACATATCCGATACGCATGTCATGTTGCGTTGTGGAGTTATTAATAGAAGTAAGCGTTGCATCAACCTTGGTTAATGTTTTCTTCCAACCATCAAACTCTTTCTGAATCCGAGCAAGTTTCTCTTTATCTGCTAAGTCAGCGAGCGCAACATCTAGGTCTCGAATCTGACCATTGATTGAAGTAATCTCTCCGACAAGAGAATGCCATTTTGAAAGTAAATCATTTGCTTTCTCAGCAGATGTCCCCTTCAGGTCTTTGGCATGTCCTAAGTTAGAGATTGAATTGTCTTTGGTATTTACTCTGAATCCGTACTTCTTCAGTTGACCAAGCACTGAGTTTGCTTCGCTGTCTTTCTGATTGCGATAAACTCCAAGATTACTCTTCTGTTGCTTCGTATTCGAGATTTGCTTTTCGTAAATCGAAATTAACTTCTCCTGATTATCCTTAGCAAGAGTAATAGCTCTTTCTAGGCTTTGCATGACCGCTTCGAGCCTTGACTGCTTATCTTCCGTATTCCAGTATCTCCAAACCTCTGATTCAACACGAGATCCTGCATTCGGATCTTTCTTAGGAGCGGATTTCTTAGAGGCTGTGGATGCATCAACTACAGCTCCAACATCTCCACCTAATCCCATACCTACTACTGGAGCGGAAGAGCCACTTGCGACACTTGCAGAACTGATTGCCCGAGGCGCATAGTTTCCAGTGGATGGAGTACCGATTGCAACCGAAGATCCAAATCCACCACCAAGGAATTTATTGACCTTGCTCAATCCTTTTGCAATGACATTAACTGTGGCATTTACAGATTTATTGCTCGAGAAGAATGATTTTACCTTATCTAACAGGCTCATCTCCGGAACCTTGATTCCGATCTTCGTATCTTTCTTAGCAGGAATATCTTTTACCTTTTGAGTAAAGTCTCCAGTAAGTGTAATCGACTCTTTGGTAGAGCCATTAGAGCTGTCTGTCGCATCTTTAACGATTTGCTGAGCAGTTTTCGTAGTACCAGAGAGTTTCTTGACTGATTTTCCGGCTTCCTTATCGCCATCTACCTTTTTAGCAGTGGCTTTAAGTGCTTCTTCACCAGTCTCTGCTTGAGCGTTCTTTTCTTTCTTACGCTCTGCGACGTTTTTCTGAACCTCTTTCCGAACCTTTTTGTCTGTATTCAGAGTTTTCAGCTTCATAGTATCGTATTCAGGGAATTCCTTGATCAAGCTACGAAGTTCTTTCTTACTAAACTGATAGTCAGTTCCAAGGTTTTTCTGATACTTACCTAGTGTATTTGCAGATTTCTTAACTTTCTCATATGCCGGAAGCATTGTTTGAAGAGTTGTTACCATCTCTTTAGATGACATCTTAACCTTGCCGATGCCTTTTCCTTGAGCCATCAAAGCCGTACCGTTCTCGATGATTGCTTTTTTCTGAGCTTCGAATGTATTTCCAGACTTATTCACTTCTGAACGCAATTGCTTCAGTTGTTTCTCAGAGGCTTTGACTCGATCATTCCAGAGCTTATAGTCTTTGGAATCGACAGGATAACTATCACGAATCTTCTTCATGTTTTTACTAGCTTCAGAGACGTGATTGATTTCACGCTTAAGATTACCAATCTGACTTATCGTCGTCTTAATACCCTTGTCGCCATTCATAAGGCTATCTGATTTTGTAACAATCTTAACCATCGCTTTAGCATTCAGCTTATCAAGAGCTGTTTCTAACTGCTTAATCTTGTTAAGGATGTCGCCCGTATCGTTGATGTCTACTCGGACTTTAAGACCTAAGTCTTCAGCTTGAGAATTGAACTTCTCACGGAACTTGACGAACTTATCGCTGTCCATTCCGCCTTTATCTGTTGCGACACCTTTTTTAGTAGCTCCGTCTTTGTCGAGCTGAGAGCGGAGATTCTCGATACCGTTTCTTCCTTTGTCGACCGTACCGTTGATGTACTCGTTGCCACCTTTGAATTTCTTCATCATGTTGTCAACTTCGGTACCAGTCTGCTGAGCGCTACCACGAATCTTCTCGAAACCTTTTTCTAATGGACTCCACCAGTCAATTCCGATGATATCCATGAGCATTAAGGCTTCACCTAGGAATGGAATAAACTTGAAGGCTGTTTTACCTACGAGCTTAGCTCCGCCTTTTACGATTCCTTTCATACCGCCACGAGACGCTAAGTTGGCACCAAATCCGCCCATCCCCATCATCATGATGTCGGATGCGCCTTCTGCGACCTGACCTGCCTTACTTGGCTTACCACCTACTCGACCATCGGCTCCACCGACCATTCCGGCAACTGCCTGTGTCTTCGACAAGGTTCCTACCTTAGCATTGGCTTCACCAATCTCACGACCGATATTCTTCCATGCAAGTAGCAACTCGCCTGCCGTCCGGACAGCGTTTTTACCACCAGTCGACATCGTGTCCCAAACTCGCATAAACATATTTGCACCTGCACGAGTGATGATACCTGCGCCAATGATTTTAAGAACGTTCATGAAAGCTTCGTTCTGAACAAGATCACTTGCTGTCTGAAGACCCTTGATGACTCCGCCCAGTAGGTTAGACATTAATCCGTCTGACTCTCCCAGTGTATTCATCAGCTTCATCCATTCAGATTTCAGCTTAGCCATTTTGAATCGCAATGAGTCTGTCTGCTTGGAGAACTCGATATATGCCGATCCATCGACGCCACGTCCTAATTGCTGACGAGCTTCTTTCTCAGCCTTAACTACCGTTTCCCACTGCGAGATAATACCGTTCAAGATGTTACCGTGTTCCTTACCTGCAAGGTAGTAAACAGCAGTTGTTCTTTGTTCGGCTTTTAACTCCTTCCACTTACCATGAAGTTTATCGATAGCATCCGTTAAGCTAGTTGTCGTGTCTAAGTCCATTCCAATGTCATGGAAGAAGTCGAACTTGGCTTGTTGCTGTGGAGTAACCTGAGACTTGATCAAGTTGTAGTTCATTGAGATTGCTTTAAGCGAGGTACCGATTCGCTCCCCACCAATACGAGTTGCTTCTTGCGCACCCGTGATCAAACCAGTTAATTCAGAGAACGATACTCCTGCGGTTTTTACAGTCGTAGCAGAACGCATATATGCCTTACCAAGCTCATCCATTTCGATAGCATTGTTATTGGCAGTTTCGTTCATTGTATTGATGATATCGTTAGCTTTGACACCTTCATCTGTATAGGCTTTTAATGGAACCGACATGTACTTAACCATATCTTCCGCTTCAATGTTACCTACGAAAGAACCGATTTGAGAGATCTTAGCGAGTTCTTGCGATTTTTGGAAGGTCTCACCTGCCGTTACCCATGTCTCTACAGCCATCATGTACTGATCTGCTGTTACACCAAGCTCAGAGGCTACATCATACGAAGTGTCCTTGAAGTTTTGAAGAGTTTCATCGGAAGCGTTTGCTACCTTCGCCACTCGCATAAATGCCTCATCGAGAAGAAGCATCTGGTCAAGCATCTGTTCGACACCTTGACGTCCTTCTGCGTAAACCGTGTAAGGATCAATTAATCCGCCCGTATCATTAAATGACTGGTCACGCTCACGAGCGATCCGTCGTGCCGAGTTCGTCTGAAGTTGCTCCTTAGCCGTCTCACGAATGGCTTGAATCTCTTTATGACGTTCTTTTGTAAGCATCTTCGCATTGCTGAGAGATTCTCTGATAGCATCCGATTTAGCTTGTTCAGCTCCGATTGCTTCTAGAATAACCTCTTTTTCACGCATTCCTGCGAACACAAGGTCTCGACGTAATCGAGCGATGTTCTGCTCTGCCTTGACCCATTGACGATACTGATCATTCGTCTTATCACTTTCAGCAACCAATCTCTGAGCGCCTTGTACACGCTGAATCTCGGCTTGGTTGATCTGATGCATCATACGAAGCTGTTCACTCGTCTCCTTAGTAATTAAACCTTGAGAGGTGAGTAAATTGCGATCCTCACGAGCCATCTTGCTTTGAGTTTCGAGTTCCTGTTTCATGAGTTGAAGCTTCAGATTATCTTCTTGAGAGAATCGACCACCTGCATCCCGACGTGATTCAATCTTAGCGATTTGAAGTCGTAATCGATGGATGGCTTCCAAGTCAGAGATGACTTGACGGTTAGCTTCCTTTTGTTCTTGCGCAAGACGTTTCTGTTCTGCAGATGCTACACGATCAGCTTCCGCTTGTTCCTTCTTAGCTCTAGCTCGTTCCAGTTCAAGCTTGTTGATGTTCCGGATGTTGCCAAGCTCTTCTTCCTGCTCTGCCGTCATCTTTCTAGATGTGCCGAGTGTATCCTCAATTGATTTTTGGATATCATAGAAGTGAGTAAGTTGGGAGCGCAATGCTTCCTTTTCTTCCTGAGTTGCATTGACAAGCTTCATCTTAATAGAGTGACGCTTATTCTCTAACTGTGCGATCTTTGAGACGTCATTTGCAATCTCTTTATCCTCTTGAGCGATGAGTTTCTGGAAGGCTAATTGCTCCTTCAGTTCCTTTGTCACCTGCTGTTTACGAGCAAGTTCCTTCGTTCCATTGTCGTCCATAGCATTCATGCCGTGTTTGACTTGATACTGCTCTTTTAGCATGCCGAGCTGTTGTTGCTGAATCTGTTTCTCTTTCTCAAGCATCGCATTATAATCTGCTTCAGCACTGACTTGCTCAATATCAATCTTGTGGATCTGCTTCATTAGAGCTTCAATTTCTTTTAGATCAGCGAGGCGATTACCAAGCTTATCTTCCGAAACATCCTCTGTTACACCTTTAGAATCGATTGTCCGACTTGTTTTAATTCCGTCGTCGCTATAGTCTGTCTTAACTTTGACATTGACCATCTTGCCATCAATCTCTTTGTACTTCCGTGTGATCTTGTCATATTGACCGAGTTGCTTCTGCAAGTCTCCAGTCTCACGGTTGGTGTTATGATTAATCTTGTCCTGTTCTTCCTCAACCTTTCTAGAAGCCTTTAGAATTTCTTCAAAAGGCTTCTGAAGGGAGGTAGCGTCAAACTTAAGCTTAATCTCACGAGTTTTACCGACATTCTTATCGAACTGTAAAAGCTCCTTGTCGATTTTATTGATAGCTGTAATGGCGTGGGATGTGTCCATCTTGAGATCAAAGGTCTTCTCATCCAGTGATTTCTGGATTTTAGCCTTCATCTTTCTCATACTGTTCAGGTCGACATCTACATTAATCTTTCCGGTAAAGTCATCCTTAACAGATCGCCACTTCTCTGCAAGTTTTTCACGAATCTCCGTTGCACTTGGAAACTCGACTTGCACTTTAATACCAATCTTGTTTGACACTAATTTAACACCTCACTTGCAATACTTTTGTTTAGTTTTGGTTCGCTGACATCTTGGACTCTTTGAGTTTTCTGAGCTTCTCACGAATCTCAACCTTGGACTTAGGCTTAACGTAGTGTTTCGAAGTCGTTGAGATATCATTATGGTTCGCAATTTCTTGCGCCAAAGTAAGATCTCCAGTCTCTTCTACTACACGGTTAATTGCAGTCTTTCTCAAACAGTGAGGATGAAGATCATCCAGTCCCAAAATGTTTCCGATCTTTCTGACTCTCATATAAATAGACGTCTGAGACATCGCTTTGTACTCGCCATCTTTCCGTACAAGGAATACTGAATCGCACTCAAGGTTATCCATATCCTTGCGCATTTCCATCCATTGCTTGAGGAGCTTAGCTGTCTCTTCTTCAAAGGCAACCTCGACACGCTTCCCACGCTTTTCACGAATGTCTTCAAACAGCATGTTTTCCATGTCTAGCTTCGACCATACGAGTTTCGAGATGGCACCATTCCGGTTAGCCGAGTCGATCATCAAATGCCAAATCAACAGATGTTGAATGTCGTATTTGCGACCCTTCTCTTTCACGTAATCTTCATGAAGAGTATTCGTTACAAAGTCAACTTCCTCTTGTGATAAGAAGTAATGGTTAATCAACTTCTCATCATTTGCTCCACGCATACGGTCAAGCTTCTTATCAAACGGATGCTTTTCAATCTGACCACGCTTCATTGCCCAAACATAGAAGCTAGACACTGCAGAAAGCTTCGTATTGATGACTTTCTTGTTATTACCGAGTGTTTCTTGCAGGAATCCGATAAATCCTTCCATGATGTCAATCGCATCCTCCATGAACTCATCGCTCAGGATATGAATGTTGTCCCACTCTTCTTCTAGATATACTAGGAACTGATTGAAGTAGTTCTGGTAAGTCTTATAAGTGGTGTCTTTGACATCTTTGTTTTTAATGATGTTTGAGCGGAGATACTTATCGTAATCCTTAACGCTCTTTGGATTTCTTTTGGCTAGTTTATCTTTCGTAAAGTAGCGATTATAAACCCTTTTCTGTTCTGCCACTGTAGGCACCAACCTTTCTGCCAACAGTCGAACCGAATCCCCTATGATACGTCAATTACTTCCCATCCCAATGATCTCATGGCTCGAGCCAAAGCTCCTGCCAAATCATCGTCCAACTTCATCCAAGCTTGCTCCATATAGTGAGCGCCATCATGATCCCATAGCGACCCATCCGTACCTTCCTCTAACCATAATGGAATGTACTCCGCAACATCCATCTCTTCGACAGATGCGTGTTGATTCCATTCCCAAGGCTGAGTGATATGAGCATTAATCTTAGATGAATCCATGTAGACATCAAACGAAGCGTACTTTGTTCCGATCGTCAGATTATCCACTGTTACCGAATGGAACAAATCCATCGTGCGGTCATACGGAAAGTCTCCAGAAGAGGCGTAGCTGTAGACATTCTTTAGCAGGCTGTCGTGAACCACCTCTTCACAAATTTCGAAAAGCTTATTCTGGATCGATGTCATGATGTCCGATTTAAGCTGTCTCTGGAGAGAGCCTACGTCATCAAATAGTCTTGTCATTTTCCGGAGCCTCTGTAGCCTGCTCTGGTTCTGAATCCGCTTCTGTCTCTGTTTCTGTTTCTGGATTCGATTCAGGCTCATCAGTAGATTCAGGTTCCTGACCATCTTCTTCTAAGTCCATATCTTCAGCGAAAGCCAATGTTGCTTCACGAATAGCTTCTACCTGCTTAGCCACTTCAGGATTGCGTTTTGCCGTCTCTTCAATGAGTGAAGGGATCGAGCTGATTAATTCAACTTGAGTGAGTACAGAATCTGCATTTGCGAGATCAGCCTTGATGCGATGAGCGAACAGCTTGTTAGCCTCGGCAATGATCTGTGAGATGATGTTCTGTGCGATCAGCAAGTGTACTGTAGGATTTGCTAAGACTGCATCCAATTCTTCTTGGCTCATTCCTTCGAAATCAATATCCGTAAGTAATGGGAAGATTTCCTTTACCATAGTTTCTTCATTGAATTCTACTAAGTCTGTTTGCATATCGAAACCATTCTTGCGTTGGATTTCTAGAATCGTTTCTAAATCCTGTACGGAAGGTTCGAATACGTTGATTGCTCCATTTGGTGTATTGATGCGCTCACGAACTAAGCGAGAGATCTGCGGATTACCGAGACCTAATTTCGAAATATTAACTGACATTTTTCCATCTCCTTATAATTGCAATACTTTTGTTTAACTTACTATTAAAGAATACCAAAAAGGAGCTTGGTAGTCAATACCAAACCCCTTTTTATTTGCAAAACTTTTATTTAGCCTAACAGCTTCAACCATCCGATTAAGGACTGTGGGTCTGTTCTAGATAGCTTGCAAGGGAAATGTTCTCACTTCTTTCAAGATAGTGATATTCTCTATGATGATTAGCACAAAGGACAACGCATTTTTCTATCTCCTTGAGAATTCCTTCTCTAGTAGATCCTTTAGAATACATGAAGTCTCCTATTGTAAACTCTTTTTTTGAAGAGTCTTTATGATGGAATTCCAGCATGTAATGTCTAGTCTCACCGCACTTTTCACATCTTTGCTTAAAAGAGTTTACAAAGTCTCTCTTTTTCTGCCTGTTTTTTTTACGATAAGATACGCTATTTATATTTGTACAGTTTTTACAGATGCTTCGATAAGCACCACGCTCATCACGAAAGTAAAAGAACTCAAATCCTTTTTCTTCTTTGCACTGCTTGCATACTTTCATCTATAGATTCTCCAATCCATCTAGCGTCAGGGATACTGGGTTGCTAAATTCTACTACTATCCCTTTTTCGATTCTTATCTTGCATTTTGATTCTACCAGATTCTGAATATGGAGTCTCATTATTTGTTTAATGAAACCCATATTTTATTAATCTGAGTTATCATCCTTCTTGATGATAACTTTTTCAGTAACCTGAACTGTCTCAGTTGTCTCAGAAGAGAAGAAGCTTCCATTTTCTCCACGAACAGCTTGACCTTCTCCTTTGCCATTAATTACCTCAAGACGGTCAACCAAGGCTTTAGGAATCGGAACACCCATCTGAGCAAGATTTTCCACGATACTACTACCTTCAACGAAGATGTAGAAGTAGAGACAAATGGTTCTCAAGATTGGTAATTCTTCCGGCAAAAGTCTGTCGAGTGCAGTCGCCAAGATTATGGTAATGATATAGCCTGCCTTTGTAGCAAAGCCTTCTCTCATTCGTCTACTCGAAAACTCTCCAAATCGTAGTCCTTTGATAACTCCTGTTAGTACATCGAGTGAGATACATACGCAAAATGCGATAAATGCCTTATCCCATCCTCCAAACAAAAATGTTACTGCTGTCATTGAGAATGCAAACATGACATCCGAATGATCATTAATAAAGTGCTTCAATTATTGTGACACCCTTTCTAGTTTTGGTATACACAATAAGCAATCAGTTCCCCTTGCAATACTTTCTCTTAAATTAAGTTAAATATTATTCCAACTAATCTCATCTACTTCTTCAATTGTTGTCGCTTCGTATACTTTCGGAAGCAAGACGTTTCGATATTTCCTTACATTCCCGTCCTTGTGCATCAAGATTGCGACAGTAAGTTCATCCATCAGTTTCTTGTTTACTGGAATACGATGATATATTCCATCCTTAGATACAGTCCAGTCGACTTGACTAATGATACCCTCAGCAAGTAACGGTCTAATACCTTGAAAGTTTAATTGTGCCTCGGTATCAAATGAGAAGTGGTAACTCACTCCGTCAATTACATGATCAAATCCTGCCATAATTGCATCGTTGCAAGATTGATTTAGTTCTTGATCTTTTGCAATCTTTCTTTTTTCGAGCTGTTTCGTTTCGTCTTTTTTCAAGGCTCCTTCTTCGTAAACAAACAAATCAGGCGTATCAAAAATTTCATAACCATCGACTTCAACTTCATGATATTTGTCTGCGAAGGGAGAAGTGGATACGTGAAGCACCCTCTTCTCATCATCACAGATAATATATACTCTCATTATCTACTACCTCCATAAACTGCTACCCATGCTACCCCAGTGGGAGTGTCATTATTTCTAGTGAGGAAACAAGTGAACTGAGTGCTTGATGCACCTGCAGAAGACACCCCTGAAACCCACGTTCCACTTGTATAATAGCCGGGAATTGTTGTATTTGGTGAAACCATAACCCTTGGTGTTCCGCTAAATGCTTTAGGGAATTTAACGATTAAATCCGTAGCGATGTTCGGCTTTGGTGTGATCGATACATATCCAGTTTGAATTTGAATGTCACCCTCATGCAAGATACTATTATCATTAAATAAAGCTACTCCGCCCTTTGCCTTCAGGTTGTCATAGTCTGCACTTGATGTGCTTCCTGATGTCTTTCCGTCTTTCAAGAACAATAACCCTTCTCCTGCAGTGTCAGATGGATCATTAAAGACAATAGCATTGGCACCTGTAATATCAGAGTTCTTCATATCTAGCGCACCACTGCCAGTAGTGTAATAAACGTTGGAAGGCATAGTTAACTTAGATGTACTCTGTGTCAAATCCAAGTTCCCATCGATCCTAACATGTTTCTTAAAGGATGCGATGTCACTTTCGACAACCGTGTTGTTGACACCAGTTCTTAGAACTAAGTCTCCACCAGTAGACTCTAGAATCGTTTTGCCATCATTGTCTGATACCAGATTAAATCCTCCGTTATAACTTCCGCCAGATCCGGAATAAGAGAGACCTTTAATATTTAACTTCGTCGTCCCTCCGCCAAGACCGCCTACTGTACGACTCACAATTAAGCCTTCAGAGTCGTACCATGAGTATCCGTCTCCAGAAGGATAACTAGTATTACCGCTATCAAATGTGTAGTTATACCTCATACCCTGAGAGTTGAGATTCATCGATCCTCGGTCGCCTTTGCCAGTTTCATCAAGCTTCGTATATCCTGATGCTGTAAAGTTTGATCCATCGATATTTACACCTTTGATATCACCTGCAGTGACGGTGCCGAGATTCGCTGAGAGTGCTGAAAGCGAGGTTACACTAATCTCTCGAGATGTTATGCTGTTCGCCATAACCTTTCCACCGTTGATTTGGACTCCATCAGAAGCCTTCCATCCATTTGTTAAGGTAGTAACTGTATTTGCAGTGGTATTGGCTGTATTGGCTGTGCCTTGAGCAGAGTTAGCTAAGCTTCTCGATGTCTCGTTTACCTTTTTGATCAAAAGAGCTTTTTTGTCATAGTAATCATCAAAAGTGGCTCTGAATGTGGTTGCTGTTACAGTGGATGTCGTAGTCATACTTAGCAGGACTCCGTTAGTTCCATTTAGAAGAGTATTCAGATTGTTATAAGAAGTGACATAGTTAGTCTTCTCGGTCGTAATCCCATAAGTGGTAGCTAAACCTTCATATGAGACCTTTTCAGAGCTGATTGTTGCCCATTCTTTTTTCAACTGAACCTTTTCTACTGGAGTAATTTTTCCATCAGAAGACATGTCTGAGATCATGATATCTGCTTCGTATGCTTTAATTTCTTCAATAGAAGCTTCACGAACTAAGAGACGATCATAGATGATATCTTTATCAACTTTTGTTCCCAATCCAACATAGTTAGCCATGAGATAGCCAGAAACGCTCGTAAAGCCAGTGATGTTATCGGTAGGTCTTTTCAAAACTTTTGTGGCGTTGTACCACTTTCCGGTAACAATCGTTTCAGGAGTCATTTCCTGCAAAGTAGCTTGCGCCCTGTTTGGACTCGCCATCCCAGTCCAGTCTAGAAGAATTCCTGCACCCGTTGGCGATCCTGATACTAAATAGAATCCAAGCTCCACAACAAGATATTTAGGATTGGCAACTCCTGCTTTAAAGAAAGGTGTCGACAACGTCGCTCCTGCATCTGCAGTAGTTACTCCGGAAAATCTTAGAGCGTTTGATCCATCCCTTACAGCAGATGTTTCTTTTCTTGCCAAACTTGCCGTTCCCCAATAGTTCATTCCTGTAGGGTAGTTGGCGTGAGTAGCTCCCCAATCATTAAATAGAGCGTTCTTAGTAATAGAGGCTTTGTTGATGCCTGCGTCTGCTGTAGCTTGAGCAAAGTCCGCTAAAGATTTTGCTTTAGTATTGATTGCATTTGATAAGATTGTTGCCTTGTCATAGTAATCATTAAAGTATGATCTTAACGTCGCTCCGGTAATGTCACTTGTCGTTGTAAGACTGGCGAGAAGTGGATTCACGTAGTTATACAATGTCGTATAAGACGCTCCGTAGTTCGCCTTCTCAGTCGTGATTCCGTATGTCGTAGCAACAATATCTCCCTGTGCCTTTTCTTTAACGATCTGATCGAACTCAATTTTAAGTGACTGCTTTTCGATCGGAGTCAATTTATTGTCATTCGACATGTCGAGAACTGCACTTCTAGCACTATTCCAGTTAGAGGCACTAGTAATTTGAGTATCCGCTACTTGTCCACTCAGCTTTCCTGTATTGAATGTTCCATCAGCGTTAATATTTGAAGCTTTGTCCCAAATCGATTTATTTGTCGAGATGGCACTATTTGCACTTCCTGCTGTGGAATTAATCGCATCGCTAATAGCTTTTCTAATCTTCTCTCTTTCAGAGAAGTACGTGACCATCTGAGACTTAAATAGGTCTCGAGCTGAAGCGCTTGGAAATTCATAAGTGGTCGACATATTTGCTAATATCTCTGCCTGAATCTTTGGAGTGCCACTATCTAAAGCGTTGTATGCATTAGTATATGCAGTAGCAGAAACAGAAGTAGATGTTGCTTGGGCGTTAATATTCGTATACTCTGCCTTAATTGCTTCCCAGTCTCGACTAAGCTGATTCTTTTCTAGTGGAGTAATTTTTAAGTCGGATACCATGTCGTATATTGTCGAATCAATATCTGCAACGTCATATGCCGTAGCATAGGCGATGTTCCATACAAGCGGAGCATCTACTGTCGGTGTTGTTCCACCGCTTAAATAGAAGTGACCTCCGCCAGACATGGCTCCGTCTACTCCACACTTGACTAGTCGAATGTATTCTTCATACTTTCCGGTACCTTGATTACTTGTGATGATTCGATCCGAATAGCCATTTCCCATCAAATTACTTGCTATATTCAGCGTATATCCTACTGGAATCTTAGCAATCATCTTGACGATAAACTTAGCTCCAGATCTTGCCTGAAGGGGTACGATAACGCCTCCCCAGTTAGGATTAGCTAGAGCCGTTGTCTTGACTTCGACCGCATATCCAGAAATAGTAGGCGCATCGGCAGGCTTTGTGATCCTTGATACTGTAACGGCTCCGTTCCCACTATTATTGTAAACTTGAAGATTATTCACACCGCTCTTAAATGTCGGGTCTGTATAAATCATTCTTCCAGAAGAAATAGCAGTAGCCAGTTCAGAGGCAGTATTCGCCATTGTATCATCTGTGTACTTAGTAGACTTAACCCAGTCTGACGCAGTGTATGAACCACTGGTGCGTGAGACAACACAGTGCATAACATCTCCGCTCGCTCCCTGAACCCAGATATCTCCTATAGAATAAGGAATTGTAGGTTGAGATGTGAATGTCTTAGACTTCGAGTTAGCAGTTGTTTGTGCGGTTGTACCGATAGATCTAGAGGTCTCGTTCACTTTCTTTATCAAGAGAGCCTTCTTGTCATAATAATCATCAAATGTTGCACGGAAAGTTGAGCCTACTACGGAAGATGTAGTCACCATGTCTAACAAAACTCCGCCAGTACCATTCAACACTGTATTTAAGTTATTGTACGAAGTTGAGTAGTTTGTTTTCTCCGTTGTAATACCGAACGTTGTAGCCAGTGCTTCATAGGTTACCTTCTCAGCAGTAATGGTCGCCCATTCTTTCTTAAGCTGTACTTTTTCGGTTGGTGTAATCTTGCTATCGCTAGCCATATCCGCAAGCATATCATTAGCTTTCTTAGCATCTGCAGAGGCATTTGAGACCAGTAATTGTACGTCTTCTGGCGCAGGAGACCAGTCAGAAGAGACATTTGCCTTCTCTAGCTTCCAGTTCTTCGTATCTAATATCTTACCAATGCCGTCAAACGTAGTGATCATTAATAATTCTGAGACACTGCTAGAATCGCACGTAAAGGTTGTTGAGATTCGTGTCCAAACATTAGCTTTGATATCTCTCTGGATGGACGTAGATAGGTTTGTATCATTGGCTCCGTTTCTAACATATAGATTGGATTTCCCATCTGCATTTGGTCGAACATCCAACGAGAGAGTGTATTGAGATCCCACTACTAACTTTGTAGTGAATAGTGAGCCAAGGAATCTATACTGTGAAACAGCCTTAGTTGAGTCTGGAGTGATTCTTACAAAAGATTCTCCGTTCAATGTAGTCTGAACACTTGCGCCAAATCCTACGTCATTTGGAGATGTTGTAATTGACGAGGCACTATTGGTCAATAGATTCGCTCCACCAATGGTGATGTTATCTACGTTGCTTTGAATTTTGTCGTTGACTGCTTTTCTTAACTTCTGAGATTCTGCAAAGTAGGCATTTAGCTGAGTCTTGAATAAGTCTCTCGCAGTCGTGCTTGCGAAGGTATACGTTATACTCATACTCGCCAATACTTCTGTTGCGATTCTTGGAGTTACTCCGTCTAAGTTTGTATAAGCTGTTACATAGGCGGTACTAACAACTCCTAGAGCCGTTGCTTGAGCAGATAGTTGACCGTACTCGGCTTTAATCGACTCCCAATCTCTACTTAACTGAGACTTCTCTAAAGGAGTAACCTTCATATCAGACAACATATCATCTGTTCTTGTCTTTGCGAGATCCCAAGATGGCTTATTGCTATCAATAGTACTCTGAGCATTAACACCAATTGTTCGAGACATCTCATTAACTTTCTTGATCAATAGAGCCTTTTTATCATAGTAAGCATTGAAAGTTCCTCGGAATGTCGTCCCGACTACAGTAGACGTGGCAGTCATATCAACTAACACTCCACCCGAACCGTTCAATGACGTATTGAGATTATTATAGGCTGTAGTGAAGTCTGTTTTTTCTGTTGTAATGCCGTATGTCGTAGCAAGCGACTCATAGGTAGACTTCTCTGCTATAATCGTTGACCATTCTTTTTTGAGCTGAACTTTTTCAGTAGGAGTTACTTTACTGTCGCTAGCCATGTCGGAGAGCATGTTGTTCGCTTTTATAGCATTACTATTTGCAGAATCAATCATACGCTGAACATCTTCGTTTGAAGGAGTCCACTCTGATGAGATCGTCCCCTTCTCAAGCTTAGGTTTCTTCATATATACGACTGTATTAGACGAGAATCCGTATCCGTAAATATAGAATGAGACAGGTTTTGTCCAGTCCACGTCATTGTTGAGTTTTACCAGTGCGGTAGATCTAGACCAAGTATTGACACCAATTGTAGACTCAATTACATACTGTCCAGAATGGAATGAAGTAGTCGTCGTGCCTTGCTTAGTGTAATAGAATCCACCAAACAGCTTCCCTCCCAATAATGTTTGGAATGCATCCAGAGAGAGTCTGTAATCCCCTGCTTCTGTAACAAGGTTTGTTAGATCCACCGATATTGCTTTCCAGTTTCTCGTACCGTCCGACTCATTGTATTCGTACACAGGATATCCAAATGTATTCGTATCAACGTGAGCATGATAACTTGTAGTCGGGTTTGTAATTCCGGCATTGTAGCCACCGTAATAATCAGCATATAGATTATCATGTTTACTCGTAATGCTCGAAGAGTTACTGAGTGAAGCAAACGCACTGTTCGGGAGTAGGTTTCTTCCTCCAACCGTTACGCTATCTACATTGCTTTGAATTTTGTCGCTAATCGCCTTTCTTAACTTCTGAGACTCTGCAAAGTATGTGTTGATTTGAGTCCGGAATAAATCACGAGCCGAAGTTGAAACAAACGTATATGTCGTATTCATTACGGCAAGAACGTCTTGAGCGATTCTTGGAGAAGTGGAGTCTAAGTTTGTATATGATGTCGTGTAAGAGGTCGATGTCACTCCTAGGGCAACTGCCTGTGTGGAGAGTTGAGTATATTCCGCTTTAATAGACTCCCAATCACGACTTAATTGTGACTTCTCTAATGGAGTCACTTTCATATCCGAAAGCATGTCATCTGTTCTAGTCTTAGCAAGAGACCAGTTTGATGCACTTGCGATCTGTGCGTCTGCTACTTGTCCGCTCAGCTTGGTTGTATTAAATGTCCCGTCAGAGTTAATATTACTTGCTCTGCCCCATACGTTCTGATTATTTACAACCGTAGATTGTGCGATGGCTCCGTTACTTGCATTGTCAACTACTGTACTAGCCATGGTTCCACCAATACTGGAAGAGGAGTCGATTACGAGTCCTTTCGCATATAGGACACCGTTCGTATCAGCATATAAAACATCTTGATAGTTTACGCCATCTGAGCTTTTTTGGATCTTAAATCCTTCCGTTGCATTCATCTTGGTTCGAACTTTATTATCACTCTTAGTTACGACGATACCTGAAGTAGCGTCAATTTTAACTCCGTTATAAGAAGAAGTTGTATTAAAGGCATTATTAACTTTCGCCTTGGTGGTGTCATCAAGAGCATTGATCGTCACTGCACCAGTCAAATCAATCTTGCTTGCAACCATTTTAATGCCTTCTGATGAGGCATTAATTGATGCCACGATACTATCTTTCTTGACGACGTTCAGAGAGATGTCGTCTTTGGTCTGTTTGATTTCAGTTGCCTGAGAATCGACTTTGGTACCTAAGTTGTCTACTGAAGTCGAGATTGAGCTTACCGTAGAGGTAATACTGTCGGTAGTCGCTTTGATTTCTGATTTAGCATTCGTCACTGCAGTCGTTACTTTTCCATCAGTTTCTGTCTTTGTATAGACATCGGTAACATTCGCTTTCAAAGCAACAGCATTGTTTGTTTGAGTGATTGAAGTCTCTGCTCCACTCACACGAGAAATGAGATCCGTTGCAAGCTCGTCAACATGAGGCGTGAATATACTTGCGAAAATCCCTGTCTGCAACATTGGTCGTGCGACCCATAGTCGACCATTTTTCCCAACATGAACACGTAATCGTGCATATGTGGTACCAACGGGAGCGGTTCCGGTTACTGTGAATCGTTGCCATACAGAGTTAGAAGTTAGAGCCATTGACGTTGCCGGATATGAGATTCGTGCGTTACTTGAGTTGAAGAAATCAATTTCAATTGTTGCACCTTGATCAAACTTGGTATAATCATCCGTCATTACATAAATTGATCCTGTAAATACATCACCTGCGGTAGCTGAAATATTTTCAGATTGAAGCGGATAGTAATTATTTGCGGTTGCTCCACTTTGAATCTGCTTCATTGTGTTTGATGACTGGAATTTTGTAGTCGTATCTAAAGACCAACCAGTTCCCAAAGACCACTTGCTTGCACTCGTTAACCATTCTGCATTGTGAAGAGTATTTAATGCACTAACAGAATTCATATCAGTTTTTGCAACCTTCAATGCGATCTGATCTGCCTGAGTAGTAATGGAAGACTCTGCATTTGTCACTCTTCCGGATAGCGTGTCTAGAGAGCTTTGACTTGCCTTTAATGCGATTGCGTTATTGGCTTGAACAATGCTTGTCTCAGTAGTAGATACTCGACCTGACAGTGCATCAACATCTGTCTTATTTGCCTTGGTCGTAATACTATCTGATAACTGAGTGATTGTTGTGGCTTGTGTCGTCACTTTACTATTCAGATTATCGTAATCTGTCTTGGCTACCTTTGTAGCGATCGTATCTGAAAGTTGAGTAATATTAGACTCTGCATTTGTTACTCTCTGCGTGTACCCGTCAAATGTAGACTGAGACACCTTTGAAGCTATTTGATTAGATTGAACGACAAGCTGTCCCTCTGCTGATGTAACTCGATTCCCGATATTCGCAACATCAGTCTGACTTGCTTTCAATTCAATCTTTTCTGTTGTCTGAATCAATTCTGTTTCAGCTCGAGACAATCGTGTTTCGTTCTTATCCCCTACTCCGACAACCGAAGTGAATCGATCTACTAAAGATGAAATCTTGGTTCCTAAATCGAGTACAGGAGTTCCCGTTGCTTGACCGTGCAGAATTTCAATCGTATTCCACCCTGTCCGAAGCGATAGGCTTGCCGTACCTCGTGTAGATCCGAGGAATTTACTTTGATAAACACTTGCACCATTCATGTAAATGGCGATACTATCATCGAAAAGAATGTTTAATGAAATTGTTTTTGCTACTTTTAAATATACTCGTGCAAACAAATGTGTAATCTGGTTTGTACCAGATTTAACAGGAATGATCGCTTCGTCAACAACCTCTTCGACCGAAGTAGGGTTTACACCCTTAAACATGTCGAAAGTCGGTGCCGTTGTATTTAAATTAATCCCAGTAGCTACAGGATAAACAGAAGACACCCATTTATTAACTCCCACGGCATCATCGTATGTCGTAATTGACAACTTCTGACCAATGGCGTTTTCTAAAGCAGGAATAGTCGTTTTTGTCACTACTCCTAAGTCTTTATTTGTAGCATCTAAAGCTAATTGATTAGCCTTATTTTGCAACTCACTCGAAATCAACTCGTATTCTTGAGTGTATTGAGTGGAATCAAGCTTCTTTGCAAGCTCCTCAGACAGTGTAATCTGAGCTTCTTTTTGAGTCTGAATTTCCTGCAGACTTTCATCTAAGTCCGCTTTCAATGCATTCTGACTTGTCTCCAGTGAAGTAGCCTTCTGAGAAACAGTGTCGATGACTCCCTGTACTTCGACTACCTTTTCGGAAACTGAGTTTGTAGCATTGTCTAATGTGTTAATTCTTCCGTAGACTTTATCAAACTCAGCCTGTGCTTCAGGAGATACTCCCGATGCTCCACCACTTGAGAACAGGTAGTTAATTGCCGACACGATGTCGCTCTTCTCTTCTGTTAGAAGGGAATTAAGATCTCCAATATCCTTTACAGAAGCATACTTGTACTCTCCATTCTCTAGATATCGAATTAATCTTGGTTTAGACGTCATTTTTACACCACCTTATTTGCAATACTTTCTTTTAATATAATAGGAAAAACATATGGTTTTTACCTCAATTTATTATATCAATACGATCTTTTTATTGCAATACTTTCTTTTAATAAAATGCGGATATTATTAATTATTTTGGATACAAAAAAAATAGGGGTTTACCCGTAATGGATAAACCCCTAAGTTTGTTATTCACCGATGATTTTGTACTCAGCCATATTCTTGCCTTCTGGAACGAGGTCGAATGTGACAGACAACTTAGTTGCGTTAGCAGTATCCATTGTAACTGTGAAGTTAGATTGTGGACGTGCGTTGAAGTACTTGATCTGAACGAATTCGTCGGCACCAGAGTTACGCTCACGGATGAGTGCATCTGCGATGACTTCGAATGCTTCTGGGAATTGGTCAGAAGAGATAACGAACGAGCGAACGTTTGTATCTTTTACCAAGTAGTAAACAGCGTACTGTTCTCCTTCGATTGCATCTGTTGCGAATGTGATTTCGCCACCAGTGACTGAGAATTGTTTTCCTGCAGGAGCAGATTCAACTTCAGCAAGTGGAGCGCCAACATGTTCAACCAAGTCAGAAGCGACCTTAAGGATTTGAACAGATTTTGCAACTGGAACACCGCTAAGAGTTGCTTTCTTAGTAGCACCGACTGTAACGATTTCACGTTTGTTTACAGTGTTTTCGCCTTCAGTGATTGAAGTACCTGCAAGCAATGCCAACCATTTAAGGTCGAAGACTTCCATCTCAACAGCCAAAGTACCTTCACGGTTGTGATCCCAAGAGATCGCACGAGTACCTTTTGCAGTTGCATATACACGGTCAGCTTTCCATTCGTTTGTTGATACGTTTGCGTAGTCAGAGAACAATACTGGTTCTCCAGTTTTCTTGCTCAAAAGAGTAAGGTTTGCGCAGTCTTTGATACCATAGATCATAAGTTAATACACCTCTAGTTTTTATTTTGCAATTAAAGTTTGCAATACTTTTGTTTAGTGCAGGATAGTTACATCCCTATTCTTAAAGATTTTGTCCAATGTTCGACATCATCTTTAACTTCGTACTTAGGACTAAGCTTGTAGTCCATGCCTAACTTGTAGGCATCCATTGACATGACACTCTTATAAGCGTTTCGTAGCTGATAGTAGGTCATTTTCTCGATTTGATCGAGAGGTATATATGTCGAACCACCAAAAGATACGACGTTTATCATATCTTGAAGGTATAGGGCATCCCTTCGAGCGGTATTCCTGCGACCTCGTTGAAGCTTTTCCCAGATGTCTCTTTGTCTTTCTGACATATTCTTAGGAACCTTTTCAACGGATATGTCTTCTCTTGAAACGACGAGCTGAATGATCTTCCTCAGAGCGACGAAATCCTGTTCATCGATGACATATTCACCAATAACAATCTTCTTCCTCTGTGTAAGGAACTGTATATCTTTCGCATCGACGTTTAAGAAGTAGGAAATACTTTCTTTCAGAGAGTCCAAAGCAGACTTTCCGCCAAACACACCGTCCAAAATATACTCATCTTCACCCATTGTGGCAAAGTAGAGTTGATAGATTGGATACTTAGCTGATAACTCGCCATCATTATCCTGACCATTGAACACAGCTTCGCTAGTCAAGACGAATGGGTAGACCAAGTCATTAAATGACTCCTCTCCCATCTCAACAACCTCTGAGATTAAAGGTTGGTGTACAAATAGTCCTTCTTCGGACTTAAACGGGATCTTACGTCCCATTAGCAATTTGAGTTTATCCATATCTGATCACCCTAAATCGGATAGAGTGAACGACACAGTATATCCACCAAATTTGTTATTGTGAATCCATAGCTCAGTTGCAGAGCGAAGTTTTAGTGTACCCATCCCGATACCTGACTTTTCGTCAAACATCTTTTCTAGTTCACCTAGGATTAAATCCTGTCTTACCCCACTGTCTGTTCTCATTAGATCGTGGTGAGTAAAGAAGTAGAAGATTATTTCTCCGGACTGATACTTATCAGATACACCAGTCCCACCCTGACTCTTCCGGAAACCACTGGCTCCGATTGTTAGATAGGTACCCTGTTGTTCAACAGGATCTGGTACAAACCGATACGGGAATACTCTCGAATAGATCAAATCTTGCTTTTCCTCATCCGTCATATTCTCCTTAAACAGCGCATCCGGCTCATTGAAGAATATTAGCTTTGAAAGCACATCTGATTGAACGATCATGTCCAAGATTTTCATCTTGTATTCTGGGATTCGCTGAAGCATTCCCCGTTGCGTATTCTGTCTCTGAATCATCTTACTTGTCATCTCTTCTCACCTCTTCACTAATTTAGTATGGACTTACTACTCTGACGGATTTAGATCCGATTACTCCATCTTTAGTCTTGCCGACCACCGTAACGATCGATCCAACTCTTTGGAAATTCTTCTCGTATCGAATTGTTATAGACCGTGAATTTTGTTCAACGATCGTTCCTACTCTGTCGACATCAGACAATGTCCATTCAGAAATGTCAGATTCGACCTCCACACCGTCTTGCAGAGTTTTTGCAGTGTAGGTCATTGTCGAGCCAATCTTCGCATTGTCAGATCCGCTAACGACCAATTCTTTGTTGATACCAGTGGTAACTGCAGGAGTTTCGTCCTGTTTGATTATGTCGTAGTAGTTAGCGATCCCAATCTCGGCATCATCCCTTGTAGGGTTGAAGAAGTCCTCTTCCAATAGGAAGCTGATCAGTCCTCTACGTGCAACATAGTCTTTGAACATAACCTGATAAACGTTTCCACCAATAAACACTCGTTGACCAATCTTGATCATCCGAGCCTCTTCGCTGTCCTTCATAAACATTCCGTACTTGGCATTTACAATCCAAGCATTCTGTCCACTCGTGGATACACCGAGAGTATAGAGCGTGTTGTTTTGTACATATGCAGGATAGCCATTGCCATTTCCACATATCTTGTCGCCAACCATCCATTTAATCTGGTGATTGGTCGCTCTAATTTTTCCTTGCTTATGCGTTTCAGCAGTCTTATTCTCGACACTGAATACTAGCCAGAACTTCTCTTTCCAGTAAACCTGAGATCCGGTAGCTAAATTGCTGTCAAATCTCGTAACAATATACTTATCATCCGACAAGTCCTTGTTGTTATTCTGGTTTTGATCCTGAAACGAAGCTTCCTGTTTAATTCCGTCAATCTCAACGATTTCTTTTGTGATTGAGTTTTCGAAGTACTGCTCAAATTGCCGTTTCTTAGCACGAACAGTTCTATCAAACCCACTCAATCCTCTCGTTCCCATGCGCTTCTTGTAAGATTCTGAATAACCCATAGAGTCACCAGTCCTCTAAAGAGAAGCCATTGTATGAATAAGAGATGTTGTAATTACGGATCTTTTGCTCAATGTCATCATCAAGCTTCGAAAGCTCTTTAATGTAATTTGTGCCTTGTACCGCTTTGAAATCTCGGTCTCCGATAGCTCGGGACATAAGGTCTGCGCTATGCAACTTAGGCGATAGCCAAGCCTTTCTCATGCCGAGTGCTAGGATGTGTTGCTCCTCTAATGACAAGTCATCTTGGAAGTAACCCGTAAAATCTTGATTGACCGTAACATTCTCGAGATCCTTCTTGCATTGCTTGAAGTGGAGGCTTCTTGCCTCATCGAGAAAGCCACACAGGATTTCGTTTAGCTCTTCCTCTTCAGGAATTGCTAGTTCATAGTCGTCAATTTGACTGAGAAATATCTTGAACACTTTTTCAAAAGGCGTTCCCATAGATATCACCCGTTTCTATTAGATATAGATTTCATCATCCACTTCTGTCGACTCTGCATCATCGAAGAGATCGTCGCTCACATAGCCACGAATGACTTGCATCTTGTTATAGTCGCCAAACTCTTTGAGCTTAAATAGCGTAACTGCAGATTCGATAATTTTTACACGAAGCTTTGGATCACATTTCTCCATGAACTTTTCAAAGTCTCGAGCAGATGTATTCACTAAGAACGATTTAATGTCTTCTACACTTGCAGTATCTCCGCCAGTCATATTGAAGAAGTCTTCATATTTCTTATCCAATCCAAGGTAAACTAATAGATCTTCCAAAGTGTAGCGAGGATCAAGTACCTCAGTCAGTAAGATGCTGAATCCTTCAAGGTTCTTACGACCTGTGTTCATCATTGTTCGAAGATCTCCTACAGTCATGTAGTCTTCGTCTCCGATATGAGACAAGTCGATTGACTGCATCATACGTGGATGGCTGTAATAGAAGTTTCCGATTGTGTTGCTAACTACGACGACTTCGACGTCACGGTCTAGTACGACTCGACGTGGTCGACGTTTTTGCTGTGTTGGTTCCGCCATGCCTTCAATCGGCTTTTTGCGGACATATGTTTTCTTTGGTCGTGATGACGACGTATTTGGTTTTGGCTGAAAGTTTCCTTTCGACTTACGATTGTTGTTTCGTTGGTTTTCCATATATACACTCTCCCTCATTGCAATACTTTTGCTTTAATATTTAGTAGAGTGAAAGACAGGATTTCTTTCTGCCTTTCACTACTACCCTATCGTATCACTTTCAGTATATTATTGCAATACTTTTGTTTTACGATTACTGAATTTTGTACATTCCGTAGATAGCCGACTGCATGACACCGACACCCAGTTTTTTCTGGATGAGGTATTCCATTTGTTGGTCATTACGAGCGCCTGCATCAGCAACCTCGATCATAGTTGCTTCACCTTCGATGACAACTTTGACAAGTTTTTCTTGAGCAGGAACTACGAGCAACATGTTGTCGTCAACGAAGAACTCGTCAGTACCGACTTTATGAGCTTGTGGCAAGAGAACGAGGTCTGTACCACCGATGTTGCCGATGAAGCCGACACGGTTCATGTCCTCTTTCATTGAATCAGACATCAAGAGTTCTTTAGAAACCTTACGAAGAGCTTTCTTAGTACCCATGATGACAGCTTTGCGACCGCCTGCTTTAGCTTCTACGTGTTGGACGATGTCGAACAATTTGTCCTCTTCGTAAGTACCAGTAACACCGTAGACAGCGTTAAGAGCAGAGTAAGAGTTAGCGACAGCTTCGTAGATACGTTTTCCAAGATCGTTAGCGAACGAAAGTGAGAGACGGTCTACCATAGATGCCCAGTCAACACGACCTGCGATGAACATTTCGAGTTCAGCGTAGATTTTAGCACCGAAGTAATCAGTGTCAACTTCGAAGCGACTGTTAAGGATTTTTTGACGACGCATGTCGTTAGTACCGCCTGCGATACGAGCGATCCGGAAGAGGCTTGGATCTTCGACACGGAATGATGGTTTTTCACCAACACCGACGTTTTTAACATCTGCAAGAGCGTCGAATTGGTTAGTGATGACTACTCCAAGAGTAACATCGAGAACTTCTTCGATGATTGAGAATACATCGTATTTGTTCGAGCGGAATGTTTTGTAGTTAAATTCTCCGCCAACTGCTTCGCTAATCATGTTACGAATAGCGTCTTCTCCAGTTACCTCGTTAAATTTAACGTTTTTGTTAGTATAAGCGTCTAAAGCAAGACGTTGTAGATCTGTCATTTTTGCTTTCAAAGAGATTCACCTTCCATAATAGTATTGCACAGTACATCTGTGCAATACTTTTGTTTTAGTTTAGTTTTTTAATACGGTTGATCTTAAGCTTGGTTGATACGAATGACTGCAAGACGACCTGCGACTGCGTCAAACTCGATTGCGATAACTTCGCCTTCGAAGCCTGCAGGAGTTCCTTTAGCGAAACCATCTGCAGTTGGAACTACTTTATCGCCAACAACAAGAGTTGCGCTGTCGATAGATACAGTGTCACCTTTTTCAAGGATATAACCACGACCGACTTTACCTGCTTTAAGTTCGAAGTCGAGTTCATTTGTACGATCCTCATAAGTGAGTGGTACCGATGCGTGGAATACTAATTGCTTAGTAGCGTCTCCTGATGGAGTAGCAGAGCGAGCTTCTCCATCTGCTTGAAGCGCTCCTAATGCGAGAAACTGACCATTAACGAGGTCTGTACTTGCGACGATAGACTCAATGTGAGCCGTTGGTTTGATCTTGTCTAGACGAACATATTTCATCTGTAATTACTTCCTTTCAGTGTTTCAATTATTTTTTAAAGTATCGTGCCAAGTCTCCATACTGGAAGTTCTCATTGCTAGTAGCAATTGGAGAACGAGCCGGATCGACTTGTTGCTCAGCTTGTTGATTCGCTGAGAAATGGTTGTTTTTCAAGAGTAAGAATCCAATCTCTTTCTCGATATCAACCAATGAGAAGTTTGTAGCTTGAGACTTGATAGTCTCGATCTGCTCTTCATTCAGAACAGAAGCATAAGTGTCGATTTTGGCGATCTTCTCGCTCAACTCGACTCCTTCTTTGAACGTTTTAAGAGTATTCACTTCTTGTTGAAGTAACTCGATAGATGTTCTAGAAGCTTCTACTGCCTGCTTCTCGTTTGCATTCAGGAACATTGGGAAGACTTGTTCAACATCCTTCAGGATGACGTCTTCATCAGTAACTTCCATTCCAACTTTGTAGAACTGCTCGTCACGATATGACTCGTTTGAAACGACTACATATGTCTGATATACACCGACGATATAGAACCAAGCTTCTTCTTGTGACAATGACAATGCGTTACGCATATGATCGTCAATTTTGTCGTATAACTTACCACGAACGTCACTTTGTTCCATTTCGAATGTACGAGTTACTGAGAACTTTGTAGGTTCTTCAGGTTCTGCAACTGGATCAGCAGTTTGTTCCGGCTCAGCAGAGGCTTCTGGTTCTGTCGCTAGTGGTTCTGGAACTTCTGGTTCCTCTGGTTCTGTAGCGACTGTTTCAGTCGTTTCTGGCTCAGCGCTGAATTCTGTTTCTGGTTCAGTTGGTTCTGGAGTTGCTTCCGGCTCAGTTGCCTGTGGTTCATTTGGCTCAGTCGCTTCTGGCTCCAAGTTTTCTGGTTCATTTGTTTGATTTTCCAATTTCTTATCTCCTTTCGTACTAGAGTAATATTGATTAAACTCTCGAAGCATTTCGCTAAGTTCTTGTTTGATGTTGTCAGCCATTGAGAACTTTTCAATTCTAGAGCTGATCATTGCAGGGGTAACGTCTTCGCCTAAGATGCAAGCACCTTCAAATTTGGCTTCTGTAAAAACAAATAACCCGTGTTCATTGACATATCCTTTTGCGCTCGGAGGAAAAATCTCCATAGATTGGCTTTTGTATCCACCGTCCCTATCGAAGATTTCTTCAACCTCGGGAAACTTCTTCCATAGAAGTCCTTCTGCGACAAGATATTCACGTTCAACCCCATCTTCACCGTACATCATTTCAAACCTAGCATTATTATCTTCGGGAATGGTTCCCCAAGCATGACCCTTATACTTGATGGTAAATTTACCACCTTCGATTACGAGGTCTTCATTATGCTCCCTGAAATCCTTATCACCTGCATCGTTAAGTGCAATGTATCCAAGGATGGGAACGTTACTTAGAGATGGAATCATCGACTCCAATACTTCCTTCGAAAAGATCGATCCGTTTCTATTCTCACCCGTATGAGCAAGATAGATCTTTACCTTGATAAAGCGATCGTCTAATACGTTTTTTACTTCTTCGAATTTAATTGGAATAGTGTAGTGACCCAATTAATTTCACCTCCCTTCAAGGGTTTATTGCTGATCCTTAATCCTTACAGTTGTGTCTGAAGGATTATCCGATGTTGGGGCGCCTGCCCCGTTTGGATTTGAAGGGGAAGATGCTTTACCATCTGCTGAGCCTGCTGTCGTATGAGATGTCGCTTTGACAACCATGTAGTCGTCGATAGAGAGGACTCTCTGTTCGAATGCAAGCATGTTGGCGACTTCGATCGGTGTCATGCCTGTGTAGGCTAGATATTCGAGTCTTGACCCACCATTGGATAGCTGAGCTTGCGCACTTGCGATAGCATCTTTTCTATCAAAGTGCGAAACAGTTAACAGCTTAATTTTCCAAGTCGTACCCTTTTTGCCTGCCTTCTTCAATTCGTAATTGTAGTAATTTGTGAATAGCGGAAGGACAAACGAGTACAGCCATTGACTATCGACCTGAAGCGATCGTTCCAAAGCATTTGAGCTTGAATTATCATTGGCAAACAATTGCTGTGATACACCTGCTCCTTTGTAGAGCTGATCAACAGTCTTATCTAGGAGAGAAAAACTCCCCTCTTTACCGACACCGTTCATCGTATAGACTTCTGTGTCGAATGGGTTCGTAACTGCGACGGAGCCTTTTGGAAGACTTCGTTTTAGCGCTGAGTGATACTCATGTACAACTGGTAACTCCATCGATGGTCGACCTTTGTCGTCCAATGGAACCCGTGAGTGTACGATCTTCGTATTGTCTAATTCAGCATTGCTCTCCATTGCGTCTTTTGCAGTTTCGATCCGGATAGCATCAATCAGAACGTTTGCCAATGGTGGCAACGATTGACCTGCTTGGGAAAGTACGTCCTCATCAATTGTGAACGCAACTCCTTTATCAGAAACCTGATAGTACTTCGCCTCAATTAACGAAGAGGTGTTTCCTGCCTTGAAAGAGTTGTAAGCAGTCTGAATTTCCTTTGGATAGGAAAGAGCTGTTACTTCTGTCAGTTTTGTAACGTCCATTTGAAAGCGGAAAACTCCTTCTTCCATATAAGCGACACGACAATACTGAGTAGGCATCTCTTGATAGGCAACACTTTTGGAATCTTCAAGTTTGTACATATAGATTGTTCCAGTCGTAAACATCTTGGATACGAATACTGGCATGTTGTACTTGAGATTCAGCCTATCCAGTAGGATAGCCGTCTGAGCGAATGACTGTTGCATGGTTGCAACGTCACCGACATCAACAAACGGATTCTCCATTACTGGATAGATAGTATGGTCATAAGTGAGCATCGAACTCATATATTTAATGATTCGTTTGTAAATACCACTTACGTTTTTCATTGCTTTCGAGAAGTTACCGACAGTAACTGCGTTCTTAGCAGGATCTTGCAACATCGACTTTAGTCGAGATTCATCAAGACTCGAGGTCGAGGTTGATTTTATCCCAGTAAACTGAGCCGATGCTGATGCGAATTTTAAGTGATCCACATTTTCAGAAGGCACTGTTTCAGGATTCTTACCGCTATTGCGATTTCTACCCTTGCTTCTGTTGTTGTAGTTTCTATTTGCCATATTCCGTTACACCTCCAATCACCATAGACAGTAGTCTAAAATGTCGTCATTTGAATTATTCTTGATCATGTCTTGCTCAAGCAGAGTCGCAACATAGTTGGCATATCCAACCGAAGAATATCTATCCTTCGTTGTCGTCCCTACTTCTTCAATCTTGATATAACCACTTGAAACCCTGTAAACAAGGTTGACCAACTCGTTCGTTAGAGCCGTAGCTTGAGCGAATGGCTTCAGCAGGTATACCTGCTCTTCCGTTGACTTTTTCAAGAAGCCTTTCTTCTCGATCAGATCTTCTCTCGCCTCAATATCATTGATAAGGAGTCGGATTTTTCGTTTCTCGAATGCGCTTCTTAATCCAGTTGCAACTTTGTGGTTAATCTCACTGGAACCTTTAATAGAGTAAATGATTGGAATAGCGTTCTTATCGATCTTCCGATCGTCCATCATCTCGTCGTTTATTACAGTCCATGCCGGATATTCAACGTCTCTATCTCTGTCGTAGAGGATTCTCATGAGATCATCGGATACGGACATACCGTTACCGTTTGTATCAAGAGCAACATAATCAGCTTCAAAGTCGTAATAGAGCTGTTTAAGTCTAATTGCTTGGATCTCGGAGTGTTGTCCTTCCATCTTTTCCATGTAGACAACATCTCTTCTGTATCCGCCATCCTGTGGCAGAAGTCTCATAAGAGTGAATTGGGTTGTATCGTTTTTGACCGCTTTACTAGAACCCATTAAGGCAACGTCCATACCGACTAGGCGAAGTTCGCCACTTTGTTTGACCATGTTAGTCTTTCTGCCTCGTTTGTCACGATTTTCAATCCACTCCATTAAGGTAGGTGGATAGAATGGCTTAGGAAGAGTTCTACACTTCTGGATGTCATCAAGTCTGAAATAAGCATTTTCGTTTTCACCAACGAATAGTGCTTCATACTCCATGTCCCAAGACATCTGGTCAAAGTCTTCTTCAGTGCGCTGTTGTTCAACACGCTTTCTTGATAGAAGATTGTGGAATACTGATAACTGCCATGGTAAGACAGCAACAAAGTAATCCTTGCCTGCAAGCATACCGTTCAGGTACGACTTGAAAGAGTCCCAAATCCAGTGGTTCTTATACCATGCTGAGGAGATGTAGATCTCTTTGTTCTCTTCCGACAAATGTTTGTACTCAGGTTTCGACAAGTAAGGTGGAGTTCTGTTTACGTTTAGGAAAGGTCGTAAGATTTGGTCAATCGTTTCCTTCGTGATCAAGCGGAACTCATCGACGATGAGGATGTTTGCTCGATAACCACGGGCGCTGTCGCCACTGGTAACTGCCGTAATCTTTGATCCATTCCAAAAGACGACGTAACATTCGTTAGCACTCGTCTTGAACTCCTTAATCTCCCTCTCGACATTCTTCGAGTTATTCTTCAGAGCGAAGATTTTCTCGGTGATAATCAGCCTTGCCTGACCCTTGGTTCCACTTGCAAGTACAATGTTGGATGATGGATACAGGATGGCTCTGATTACGCAATAAATGGCGATAATGTAGGATTTTCCTTGCCCTCGGGCGGCGATATACATAAAAAACGAATATTTATTCATCGCCCATAACAGGAGTTTCTGGTAAAGGAAGAGCCTGACTAGCAAGTAGTCATTGGCAAATCGATGTGGATTTGCTCTATAAAAGGATGTCCATTTCTTGAATCCTTGTTTAGTCTTGTCGTGGTTGCTGATCCGTTTCTTTCTTGGCATCAGTCTTCACCTTCAAGTTTGACGATATCTTCGTCCTTGATCTTTCCAAAGACTCGTTTAAGTTGAACAATGAACCATCTATCAATGTATTTGTAGATGCCGTCAACGTCTTGGAATTCTTCTTGTTGGTCTGATATAGGCTCCGTCTCTTCGACTAGTTTGACCCATTCTCCCCAACTTTTTAACGCTCCATCTTCAGAAGCGGACTTTACTTGGACAGGTTTGATGTTCGCATCCTGCATTTGCGTAGATAGCGTTTTCATCATTTTCTCGTATTTGTTATGGTCGCCTTCCTCTAGCGCCCTGTTACCCATCCACTGGGTACGAGCCATATTCTTGCATATGGATTCTTGGATGGTTGTTTCGGCTTCATAGCCACCAAGTCTGTCGAATTCTTCTTCTAAGAACAAGTAATCTGGTTTTTCGAGGTTTCTACCCCACCGTTTGAGAACTTCGTCAGTCACCTCGAAGTCGTCATCGATCTCGAACAATTCTGCTTTGTTCGTTTTACCAGTGATATCATCACTGTCCTTGAATCTCAGTTCCTTATTTTGTCTAAGGGAGTTCAAGTTTTTCAGGTACGTTCCGATCGTTTCATTGTCTGCATCGTTCGCCTGCTTCCAAAACTCTTTCAAGTATGGGATGTCCATAGTGCGGAGGAAGTTGTAGAGCGTTTCCATGTCATTTAAATCGACATTACCTTTTACGCACTTTTTGCAGAAGCCGAATCGCTCATTTAATAGTGGATTTCTGTGAGAGTAAAAGCTCGAAACCGCATAGTCATTACCGCATTTCAGGCAGGTTTTCTTTTCTGATGCTTGTCTTGCCATCTTTATCACCCACTTTACTGAAACACGAATAAAGAGAAGCCTAAGCTTCTCTCATACTTTTACTTATTAATGATCTTTGTCATTTCTTCGTAGACATCTGTCAATTCGAATTCGATTACTGTTTCGCTATTATCAACGCATCCTGCCTTGATATCTTGCGGTAAGTAATGCGGTAGCAGAAGGATCTCACCTTCATGCGTCTTAACATCTTGGCTTGTAGTCTTAACAGACTCAATGTAGAAGAATGACTCCTTCATATTAGATGTAATATAGAAGTACTCTCCTTCAAGCTCGATGCTCACCTCGCTATATAACGATGTGTCAATCTCTTTCAAGAGATCTAATGTATCTGCACGATCCATCACAGTAGTGATTTCACGACGGTCTTCTCCGTAGAAATGACCTTTGATCAAGTAGGACACTGCCTGCTTGACCTGTTCGTTTGAATTTACTTTTAGTTTCGTAGACATGTTATAGTCCCTCCATGAAGTACATAGCTTCAAGGATATTCTTCTGCATCTCGATATACCGTTGTAAGTCTGAGATGTCTTTAATATGACTGCTCCCTCTTGAGGTGAGCGTCTTTATGTGGCGTTGCACATAAGCTAGTTGATCTTCTAGTTGAGTCTTTGTTGATTCTTTTTCAGGCATTCTCTCGACTCCCTCTCTCTTTGTTTGAGGAGCATGCAATGCATTAGGCTGTGTGGGGTTAGAATCAACCCCACGATTGGAATAAACAGAAATGCCATTCGTAATCAAATCACATCTAACACAAAGGAGGTATGGTGTGAAACAGGAGGAGGCGTCCACACACCCTAATACATTGCACTGACTTCCTCATGAAGTCTTGGTCGCAAATCTAATTGCGATGGTAATAGTTAAGTGTATCTTGAGAGATTCGAACTCCCGACCGACGCCTTAGAAGGGCGTTGCTCTATCCGGCTGAGCTAAAGATACATAATTACTGACTCAAGTTTCCGCTTAAGTCAGTCTCAAAAGGATTTTCAAAACAATGAAAAAAAGAATAAAATATTAGAAAACGTGATGGTGGGCAAGGTAGGATTTGAACCTACGAACCATTAAGGGACGGATTTACAGTCCGCCTGCTTTAACCACTTGCATACTTACCCAAAAAGACTCACCGTAGTCCGCTTCCTTGAGAGGCGTGGTGAGTTCATGTCTAATTTGATGCCTAATGACAGAGTCGAACTGCCGACGTCGGATTACAAAGCCGAAGTTATACCATTTAACTAATCAGGCATATCATATTATTCAAAGGGACTGAACCTTTTCAGCAAGCTGTCTGATCTTTTAGGAATAATATGGCACGAGCTGTAGGATTCGAACCCACGACAATGGTTTTGGAGACCATCATGTTACCGCTACACTAAGCTCATATAAAAAGTCCCACACGATAAGCATGAGACTTTGGAAATTTTAACTTAATCTTCGATGAACTTCTTCATCTTCTGTTTGAACTTAGTAGCCTGTTCTTTCTGAGCAAGTACTGAATTCAATGTTGCTTGACCTGCACGGAGCTTGGCTTCCATTGTCTGAGCAACCTCTTCAAAGTGTTGTTCAGCCTTTTCTGACTCCTCAATTGCCGATGCGAATTGAGCTTGTGCAGAATCGATCCAGTTCTGTGCTTTCTTGATATCCTTTTCATGCGCCTTGGCTTGCTTGCCTAGAAATGCAAGAAGGATTGCTTTTAAATACTTCATTCTCTTCACTCTCTCTCGTGTATTTAGTTTGTTTAAGCGTAGCTAGCAGGATTTGAACCTGCGACCACCTGATTAACAGTCAAGCGCTCTACCACTGAGCTATAGCCACATATTCAAAGAGGAGACTTCCGTCGAAGCCTGCTCTTAAAGGAGGAGGTTTTTACATGAAAAAATTCGATTAGCGCACACGTTCGCTTATCACTGGTCACACATTTATTCAGGAGGAGGCGCTCTGAGCAGGATTCGAACCTGCGTCCCGTAAACCGTCGTCGACGTATAATAACCTCTATACCATCAGAGCATTTAGACTCAGCCGGAGCCGAGTCAGAATTAATCAGATCTTGCGAAGTGATTTAGCGATTGAAGCCGATGCTTTGCGGTGTGCAGGAACAAGAACTGCTTCGCCAGTTTGAGGATTCTTAGCTGTACGTTCTGCAACTTCTTTAGTTTCGAATTTAACGAAACCTTTGAGATCAACGCCTTCGCCTGTTTGTAATGATTCAATAACTACTTCTTTGAAAGCGTCCAAGTGTTCCCGAGCGACCTTCTGTGTAGTGCCTGTTTTTTCTGCTAATGCTTTTACTGTTTCTTGAGTTAACATAATTTAATGTGTACTCCCTTTCTTCTCTCTCTACATTTAATAAAATGTCGATATTATTAGTTATTTTTGGTGTAGCCTGCAGGAATTGCACCCACATTAAATCTTCAAGCTACGAGAAAAACCCAAGCTCTTCAGCTTGGGCATAAGTGTTTAGGGGAAACAAAACGACTTATTGGTCTTTGAGAAATTTAGTTTATCTCGTAAGAGTCACTTGCAATACTTTTGCTTAGTGACCCTTACATATATAATAGCATTTGCTAAGGCAAAACAGCGACAAAAATCAAAAACTTTTTTTCGCACGTATCATTTCACGATAGTCAGACACTTGCTTCTCATAGGTTTTCACTGCCTTTTCACAGATTCGCTTCTCCATTGTGCGGATTGTATTTGCTTCTACTCCAATGGCATTGGCGATCTCTTTTTGCTTACTTCCCTCTATATACATGTTGACCACAACTCGCTCACGATCCGATAACTTCGTCTTAGACAATAGTACTTTTAAGTCGTATACGATCAGTCCGAAGTCACTCATCATATCGCTGTTGTCTAGACTCTTAAGGAGGCTGTGAATATGCTTCTTCTCCATAAAGTCAATCGCATCAAGCTTATCTGGCGCCTCTTCGTCCTTGAGAGCGTTCTCGAAGCGGATTGGACGCTTGATAGCTTCTTTGATAGCCAACTGGTTATCTCGCATGTCTCGAGTCCACAGCGCTATATATCGCTTAACATTCTGGCGAATTCGACCCAGACGTGCTTTTACGTTTCCATCTTTAATAGAAGGAAGAATTGAATCGATCTTCTTTTCAATAACGGAAACATAGTATTCTTCGTTCGCAATTCGGATCGCTTTTTCAAGCTCTGCAATCTCGACAACTTCCTTGATATCTTTGGCGTATAGCTTATTGTCAGTTGCAAGCTTAAAGTTCTTGTCATCATTTGAGTAGAACATATCAACGACGTGTACGTCATTCTTAGCTTGCTCCATCGAACTTGTATTAACGTTCTCTGACTCTTTGTACTGGTTAAACTCTCGCTCTGACTTCCAGAATCGGTATTTAATCTTACGGTTTGATTGAATATCCTTTGCATTCAGAAGATATGTTCCTAGACCTTCGATCACCTTACAGACGAAATCTTGCTCTGACAACCACCCTGTCTGGCTTGGTACTGAATCGAAGTATGTGTCGAAGTAATTTATGAAGAATTCCTCTAAGTCACCCTCTTCATTATAAATCAACTCATGTACCTCATATAACCGATCTTCAAATCTCTCTAATTTAGGGTTGTATTGCTGAAAGTCAGCAATCGTTTTCCCACCTATTTCACTTCCAAAGTACTTCATAATTAACTAATACTCCCTCTCTGCCTTTGTATAATTGATTTTGAAACTGTTTAAATTCAGCCTGTTTCTATTGAAAAGTATATCAATAGGTTGATTTATTTGCAATACTTTTGTTTAGTGATAGAGCGATAATCAACGATTGATCATTGCTCATCGTACATTTTTGGCTTTTTGAATACTTGATCCTCTTCCATCTCTGCAAGAACAGTATTCTCATAGTCCTTCGTGATCAAAAGATTTTCGTGATAAGTTTCACGTCCATTCTTATCTTTCTTGACTGCTCCGGACTTCTTGACGTTGTCTCGCAAAGCAAACACAGACTCATATACTATCGGAGTCGGCATCTCTAGATACTTCTGGAGCTTCTGTTTCAGTGCCTGACTAGGCTCATCACGTACACTGGCACAGTTACAGTAGTAATTATACTGAATCCCCATGATGCTACATAGCTCGCTCTTCTTCAATTGTTCAGCAATTCTTTTGACCTCTACCTTACGAATGATCTCGCTCGGCTCATGAGTGCCATCATACTTTTTCATAGTAATACCTCCGTGTCTTTGATTAGCTGATTTTAGTATATCACTGTAATAGTATTATAGCAAATAACAATATTACCCCTCTCTCAGAAGCTTGCTAACTTTTTCACGATCAGACCATCTGCAATAGTAGTTCTTGTCTTTCTTTATACTCTCACTGATCGTCTCGTAATAAATTAGCTCATGTTCTCGTAGCAAGGAGATATACTTCATTACTGTTTTTTCATTTGCTCCAGTTTCCTTAGCTATAGTGTCAATCGTGACCCATGAATAATCAGGACTCGTCTCTGAATCATAGATCCGATGAATGATGTTGAAGTAGACAGCAAACAGTAAGTCCTTTCTTTTCTCATCCATGAATACAAGCTTTGATACGTCATCATAATAGATCTTTGTAAAGCCGTGTTGAGCAGGTGTCCAGTCAGCCTTTACATAATAGAGACTATTGTTCTTGATCGTACCAACCTCTTCTGTCATCTTAATGTCGGAAAAGACCTGTATGAGACCCTTCTCGATCATCCCCGTGATCATATCTCTTATCATGGTCTTGTTCTTGGTGTGAGATGTAAGTCCAAAAATCTCCTGAATCAATTCTACACTTATAGCAGTGGAGTTTAAGATTGTGTTCGCCAGTCCCTTGATTACGACCATGGCAAACTTCTCTCGATGACTATGCATGTCGTTATCAAGGATAAACTTGTTGTCGACAGCAAAGTATCTGTTTCCACTGTTCATAGGTTTCCCTCCTTTATTTGCAATACTTTCGTTTAATAAGAATCAAAGATGTGGCTGATCCGAATTCCATTCGGGCGCCCACTACATCTATTTCTTATTAATATTGTCACTCTTATTAGGGTAGTCTGTGTTATTTCACTACCAAAAAGTGTCTCTCTCCTGACACTTTTTACTGAAACTCAGAATAAAGTGTCTCTGTGGTGACACTTTTTACTGAAATCCGGAAAAAAGTGTCGTCCTGCTGACACTTTATTCTTACGAGTTCATATTACAGTAGTCATTTACCTATTGCAATACTTTTGTTCTATTAAAGAGTTCGTTTCTTGGATTGCCGGATGACGACCACCGATTAATAACGATCAAGTTCCTAGGAAAATCCCGAGCCTGCTCGGGGCGCCTACATCTATTAATTATTAATATTGTCACTCTTATTAGGGAGTCTCTATTATTTCACTACCAAAAAGTGTCTCTGTGGTGACACTTTTTACTGAAATCCGGAAAAAAGTGTCGTCCTGCTGACACTTTTTACTGAAACTCGGAAAAAAGTGTCTCTCTCCTGACACTTTTTACTGGAAGCTAAATCGGAAATAAGTTCTAAAAATAGGAACATTTGTTCTTATTGTAGTTGACGGGTGTTTTTGACGGTGGTATATTCCAATAAGAAGGTGCGATTTAGTCGTCCATTTTCTTAGCCAACCGTCCCTATCAAATCGGTTGGCTATTCATTTATCTTCTATATAATGATAATAAAAAGCCACCGCATGATCTGAGCGATGGCTTGGGAATATGGTG